GGTACCATGTGCGGTCGACCGGCTTGGCGAGTTGCCACGGCCGCGCGAGCCCGCGCGCGGTGAACGCCTGACGCGCTGCCACGATCGACCGGTCGTTCGAACACGGGTCGATGTCCACCGGACCGTCGAACAACTCGACTAGCCGCTCGGTGATCTCGGGCGGTGAGCACCAACTGTCGGAACTCACCGGGCAAGTGCCTCGGAGATGAGCGTTTTCAGACGGAGCACCTCGGCCTGCGCGTACTCGCACTGCGCTCGAGATGACGCCAGGACCTCCTGGAGACGATCGCGCTCCGCCGTGACGGCGGCTATCCTGCCGCGGAGGTGGAGCAGTTCCTCTGCCATCTCCGCGGCGTGATCACGCAGCAGGCCGTACTCGCCGGTGGCAAGTTCTTCATTGTCGAGGTTGCACCTAACCGTCACCATGGGCTGTCCTCCCCGAGGATCGCGGCAGCAGCGTTCCAGGCGGCCGTCATGTTCGGATGGTCACGCGGATTCGGGTGGGCCGACTTGAGCAACTGCTTGATCATCTCGCGATACGCATCGCGCTCGTCGAGGACCGGGCGAAGTAACGGCGCCAACTTGTCGGCGGTCAGATTGGCGATCCTCGCCGCGACCGGAGGCCTAGGAAGATCCCCCGGGTCGTACTGGTCGAAGATGTCGACGACTGCCTCGGTCGTGGCCTTCACGATGCGGCCATGGACGTTCGCGCTATTGATTCGCTCCACGGGCTACTCCTTGCCTGCCCCGATGACGTGCCACAACTCCACCATCGCGGAGAACGCCATCGCGTAGGCGGCGAGTTCGCGCGCGGCGCTCTCGGCCCGCTGAACCGCCGCGTCACGCTCCTGCTGAAGCCGGTGGTTCTCCTCGAGCATCGCCTGGCGCTCCGGAGATGTCCGCTCCTTGTGGAGTTGATTCTTGAGGTCGCGGATCGTTTGATTCGCGAGGTCTAGCGGCGACGGTTTGGATGGCATCTCAGAAGGTAGCGACGCTGCAGTGGTCCCGATGAGGTCGGCGAACCGCGGAGAATCCCTCAGCACACCGTGCGGTCCCATGCAGCGTCGCGTGTTAGCTTGTACTACAAAGGGTCGAGTTCGAGCAACCCAAAACGCACCTCCGCGTCGTCACCAGTGGGTTCGACCTTGGGTTCTGGGGCGTTGCGCTTCGCAAGCTCGGCCCTGGCCGCATCGAGCTCGACGCCAAGCCGGCGGCGCTCGTTGTCGGCGTCCTGCAACTGCCGCTCGAGTTCCCGGCGCTGCGCCCGCGCCGTGTCCATCTCGGCGGTGTGCCTCTTGCTCATCACCCCGATAGCCTCAAGGCACTCCTTGCTCGCCGACGCCGCCTGCTGCTCGGCGATCGCGAGCTCACGCTGCAGACGCTCGGCGAGAGCAACGGCCTTCAGGGTGACTTCGCTCTGGCGCTGTCGAACCGTCAGGCCGCCAACGGCGGCGCACGCGCGGTGCACAGCCTCGGTCCCCGTGATCAAAATCTTCTGCGGCTTGACGATCGGCAGCATGCAGATGGCGCAGGTCGACGGCGACATCGCTTACCAGAATCGTTGACAGCCCACGGTGCGCTCGTTGACCACGATTGGCTGCGCGCCGCCAGTGCAGTAGATCCGGCTCTCCACGCGGCCTGGCGGCACGTAACTACGATCCGGCTTGCCCCATGTGCCGTCGAAGTCCATCGACCCCACCGGGGCGCGCACGCACTCGTAGCGGCCGGTCTTGCGAATCCCCTCGTGATGCCAGCCAGCCGGGCACCCTCCGCGGTTCGGCTCGTAGAGCGCGGTCCACACGAGGATCCACGCCGACACGAACATGGCGATCAGGTCATCCAGCACGGCTGTCTCCCGGGTGCGGCTTGCGGACCGCGCGGCGATGGCGACGTCCAGCGTCGAGAACCGCTGGCTGCTGTGGTCTCGGCGCGTGCTGGCCGATCTTGTACATCGCCTCCACTTCGTGGAGCGCCTCGAGCTCAGCCATGGGCCGACTCGCCCCGGCCTGATACTCGCGGACCGCGGCGCGCTCGTTCCAGACCTCAAGCAGCACCGCGACGTCGCGGTTGTAGCGCTTGGCGAGCTCGCGGATGGCGTACTCGATACTCACTGCTTGCTCCTGTGGGACGCGCGTTCCGCGCGCTCGACGTGCTGTTTGTACTCGCGCTCGACGTCGGCGCGCTTGTTTCCGACGACAATATGCATCAGCGCGCACCTGCAGGCCGCCGACCACTGACCGCCGGACTGGCGGATCACGATCCGATGGGAGTTGACGGAGCGACGAGTCATGCAAGTCCTCGCAGCCGATGCAGTTCGCGGATGTCGTCGTTCTGCCGGTCAATGCGCTCGCTCTGTGCGTCGAGAACTTCTCTGCATCGTTGCAACTCCTTGGCGCTCAGCAACCGGTCGATGTGCTTCCGATGCGCCTCGATCACGCGCGAGCGCCGCGAGATCGCGCGCTCAAGGCGAGCGATGCGGCGGCCCCGCACGGTTTCCTGGAGCGCGAACGCGCCACGCGCCTCAACCTCGCGTCTCAAAGTCATGAACTGGACTCTCGCATCATCGCCACCTGCGCGTCACGCCATTCCAGCGTACGGCGCGCCTGCGAGATCTCCTTGGGTAGATCGCAACCCACCAACCACCTCGCATCCCGGGTGACCCTGGAATGCGCGCTGTACTCGCCCAGGACGCGAAAATCGTCCAGGGGTATCCCAGCGGCCGACCAGGTCTGAATCATCGCTCCCAGGGCAGCCTGATAGGCCAAATCGAGCGATGGATCCCATGCGCCAGCTTTGGCGACTTCGCGGAGCACATCGCTCGCGCTGTACGGCAGCGCGGTGGGGACCAGCGTCAGGACCGATCGCTTACTAGTCCGTTCTCCAGAGAAAGAAAGAAGATCCGGAATCCGGGATCCGGAATCCGGGATCCTGTTGGTATCGGATACGGTATCGGATACCGTATCGGATACCGTTTCCGGACCCCTGATTTTATTCGATTGACGCAGAACGGCAGAGTTATCCACAGAACTGTTCACATCCTGTGGATAACTCGACTCAGACTCTGAATCGGACCCGGAGGCTCCGGAAGGGGCAGAGAGGATCCCGAACAGAGACGGCTGTGAAGGTGTTCCAGTGTCGGAGTTGTCCGACAGACTTCTCAGACCACGACGCCGATTCGCTGGGACCTTGATCAGCCCGAACGTGGCTGACCATGCCTCAGCATGGTGAGGTGAGGCGGCTTCCTTGCCTGACCGCTTCGCACCCTCCGTCAGGAGCCACGCGATCGTGCGCACGTGGGCGTTCCGCACCGGGCAGTCGGGCACCGTTCTGAACTTCGTCCACCAGTTCAGGATCACCTTGCCGTTGCTCGGGTACTCACCGGCATCGGGAAGCTCGCAGAGCCGGAGCACGCGCGTCTTGGGGTCGTACTCGACGACTTCGCGAGTCAGGAGTTCCTCGAGCGCGTCGCGAGCCTCGTCTGGGCGCATGCGCGCGGCGTCAGCCATCGTCGCGATGCTGCCTTGCCAGAGTCCAGGGACATGGCGCTTGGCCTCCGACGAGGTGTAGAGCCCGAGCCACAGGTTGCGCCCAGGCATCGTGAGCGAGGTGAACGTGTCCCAGTCCCAGATGGAACACCCGAGACGCGTGAAGGCGCTCATGACCTCCCCTCCCCGCAGATCGAGATGTTGCGCACATTGGATTCTGGGTGTGCGACCTCGTCCATCGTTTTCGTGACCCGTCCAGATTCGACCGAGCAGTCGAATAGAACCGTCGTGACATCTGCGGTCTTGTGGATGGCGTAGACGTGGACGCGCCCATCGCCGAGTGGCGTGAGCGCGATATCGACGATGCGTTTCATCGATCTCTCCACTTCACCAGCCACGCGGCCGGCCAGTCACGCGGTGCGGGCTTGTCCTTGGTAACCTGAGGCAGAGGGACGATCTCGACTTCCTCGACCTCGGTGACCTGAAGCGTGAATCGGTTGCTCACGCTCACCGTGTCGGACACCACGGTGATGTATGGATCGCCCCCGCCAACAAGTAGACGTCGGCGCATCAATCCCCTCCTTCGAACGCCGCACCCGCCTCAGACGGCGGCAGGAAGTTTCGATCGTCGTAGATCGACGTTTTCCAGTACGACCCATCTAACATTGCCAACCCGACACCCAAGAGGTCATACCAACTGAGGAACCAGGCGAGCACGTGAAGGCGCCACATGTGGCAAACGATACTCTGATCGCGCGCCGATGACATAGATCGGTAGATCTCCCCGCACACTGTACGGAGGTGCAGGTCTACCGGTAGCGTCGCTAGTCCTCTAGAACACCACCACGTGGCCTGGGTCGGTGATTACCCACCGCTCCACACCGTCCTGGGTCACCTGTCCCACGTTCCCCTCGTGCACGTCGCCGATGAAGATCCTCTGTTCATCGAACACCCGGAGGACGCCAGCGAACAGGTCGGCGATCGGCTTGACGGCCGACGTGATGATGTCCTGCACGCTGGCGCGCCAGATCTTGATCTCCGGGGCGACCGCCGACAGGTCGCCCTTGGTACCTCGCTTGCTCATCTTCCACACCTTGACGAGCACGAAGGCTGCCGACCGGTGCTGCTCATTGATGAGATACGTCGCGACGTCTCCTTTCATGTCACCGAAGGCGGCGTAAACGTCGCCCACGTAGTTTGCGCTGTCGCGCCAGAGGAGCCAGACCTTCTCTCCTTTGAAGGTCTGATCCGTCTCGAGGATGTCGTAGTAGCGGACGCAGATCGGTGCTACGAGAGTGGCGGCGATCTCTCTCGCGAACTCGGCCTCAGTGTCATCGGAGGTGAGCTTCAAGACAACGGTGTCGTCGAGCGTCGGCATGACGCATCCGAAGGCACCGCAGCCGTACTCCTTCATCTCGGCCTTCATCACCACCGTCTTGGACCTTGGCGTGGCCTTACCTGACGATACCCTCGTCAGTTTCGGCAGCCAGTCCGGCCGCACGCGGACCTCGAGTGACTCGTACGCATTGGCCAGCAACTGCGTTGCCCATGGCGGGTTATCGACAAACGTTCGCGAGCTCACCATGGATGGTATCCTACCGCTGTCGATGGAAATCACCGAGCACAACCTCGCGAAGTTCCGCTCCTGGGTCCTCGACCGCGGACGCTCCAGCGGCACGGCCGCGCTCTACGTGTCGAACCTGAAGTCATGCGCCAAGGACCGCCAACTCACCCGCCGCCTCGTGGCCGGCCGCTTGGCGCCGAACTCGCTGCGGACCAATATGGCTGCGTTGCGCGCGTGGGCGAAGTTTTCCAAGAACCCGGAGATGGCCGAGGTGCTCAAGGACATCCGGCTCCCACCGGCTCGGCGTCTGAGCACCAAGCAGCCGCTCGACCTCGAGCAGTGGCGCGAGGTCATCCGGCATATGCAGACGTGCTCGATGCGCAACGAGGCGATGCGCCAGGTATTGCTCATCATGGCCATCCGCGGACTCCGCTGTAGCGACGTCCTACGCATGCGGAGCGACGACGTCCTGAGGGCGCTTGCCACTGGCAAGCTCGTCTACGAAGGCAAGGGACGCAAGCGCATGGAGATCTCGGCCGAGCCCATCCGTAAGCAGTTGCGCGAGCTCGCCGTATTCCAGGACTGGGAGCGCGTCCGCGATCTCATCAGCGCGTCGAAGAACCCCGAGGTGGCCCGGGTGATGGTGTACCGCGCGGCGAAGCGGACCGCTGCCAAGGTCGACATCATCAACATGTCGCCGCACCGCTACCGGCACACGTTCGCGGCGAACTATCTGAGCCAACTGGCGGGCGACCCGAATGCGATCGTGAAACTGCAGCGGTACATGGGGTGGGAGAGCATGGAGACCGCAGCGCGCTACGTGAGCGCGGTGTCGCAGGACGAGCTCGACAACATCGGCGCTGGCCTGGTGAGCGGTCTACTCAAGGCGCCAGCCGTGGCCGATCGCGCCAAGCGCAAGCGACGGTAGCCCCGATCCAGCCGTCCGACGTTGATGGAGCGCCGCAGCGTACTCTACTCCATGGAAGCCCGCTCAACCTGAGCTACTGCCGGACCGGGGCAGAGTCATGGTACACCACGGCCAATGCAATTCCAAATTCATGTCGGCAAGTCTCGCAACCTCGGTCCCATTCAGTTGTTCTCGGCGTTCGACTCCATCGGATCGCCGAACAACGTGCTCGACACGACCTCGCCGATCGTCGCGAGTTGCCCGAGCGAGCGCTGTCGCGTCGGCGTCCTCGCCGATGGCCGGACGGTGTATATCGACGGGGTGACCGAATCGCCCGGCCCCATCAACGTGAACATCAACGCCCTCGGCAAGCAGGCGACCATCCAGGTCGAGGTGGTGGCGGCCGAGCCGCCGCAGTTTCCGGCGGCGATCGTCGTCGACACGTCGATGGTCAGCCCCGAGTACACGACTCCGGCCACGCGCTGAGGCGTGCTACGGTCTGGGGATGAAGAACACCAGACCACGCGTCGCCCTGAAGCTCGAGACCATCCGCACGCTCCGCCCGGCCAACCTCACGCAGGTGGCGGCCGGGGTGGTGGCGACGAGCAAGCAACCATGGTGCAGTGACACCTACAGTGCCAGTTGCCCCAAATAGGTCAGCGCAGCGACCTCAACGCCTGCGACTAACAGCGCCGGCGCCGAAACGATGAAAGCCGGGTAACGGCTCGAGTCTGTTGAATGTAGGTCCCGGATGGTGCATCCCCTTGCCATCCGACGTTACTCGGCGGACTGAGACACCGAGCCAAATACACCCTGTCCTTGGGGTCTCCCCGAGGCGCTATGGTTCGAGCCGCTACCCGTAGTGTCTTCTTACCACGGATACACCAGCAGATGGTACGGTGTATCTCACATGGCGAACCACAAGGAATCTGCGACGTATTCACGGCGGAGCCGACTGGCACCGCACCTCAATCCGGAGCATCAGCCGCCGCGCTCGCAGTCGTCGGCGCCGTTCGTCGACATCGACCGACTCACGGGCGCCAACGGGATGGTCGGTATCATCAGCCAGCGTCGTCGCGACGGGATCATCACCTTCGCGATCGTCCGCGAATGGGAGACGGTGGACACCATCACCGGCGAGCCGAAGGGCATGCGCGGGTCGTTCTGCCCGTCCAGCCTCATCGGCGACTACATGAAGATGGTCGAGATGATCGGCGTCCGCATTGCCGAGCTCATCGCCAACCCGGTCGCGCTGCCGTTCCCCCTGCCAGCGGGGCGCCGGTGATCGTCGGCGTCGACTACGCGTCGGTGGACGGCAACCGCCCGCCCATTTGGATCGACGCGAAGCGGGCTTGTGCGGAGCAGGGGTCGTCGCTGGGGTTCGTCGTATTCCGGGGCGCCTGGGGCACCTTCGCGGATCCGGTCATCGGCCGTGACTGGGTCAACGCTGGGGCGGCCGGCCTCGTCCGCGGGGCGTACCTCTACCTCCGACTCAAGCCCGACATCGTCGCAAAGATGTCGCCGGAGGACCAGGTCCACGCGTTCGCCGACAACGTCGGCGCGCTGTACGACGAGGATCTGATCCCGACGATCGACGTCGAGGACACGGCGGCGTCGCCAGCGGTCGAGCTCGACCTGGTGAGCCGCGCATGGGAGGCGATGCGCTCGATCTACCGCGCGGCGCCGATGATCTACACCTCCGCGCGGGTGTGGAAGGAGGACCTCAAGAACCTCCCCGCCGGCGCCATGCGCGCGTCCCCGCTGTGGCTTGCGAAGCCGTGGCCGTGGCCGACGCATGCGAAGGCGCGGCTCGACCCGACCCCGTTCGCCAAGGGTGAGCTCGACCCGGCGGTCCCGCCGTCGTGGGGCGATAACGGCAACTGGTGGGTTCACCAGTACCAGGGCGACGCGTTCCCGATGTCCGGGTTCACGAACACCGTCGACCTCAACCGCTTCCACGTGATGCGGCAAGGTGAGCGAGGCGACCGCGTGAAGTGGGTGCAGCGGCGGATCTTCGGCGCGGACAGCAATCACTACTGCGCAGCCGGCAACCCCACCGACATCGATGGGGTCTTCGGCCCCTCGACCTTGGCAGCGGTCAAGACGTTCCAGACGCTCCACCTGCTCGCTGCGGACGGCGTCATCGGTCCGAAGACCTTCGCTGCGCTGTCCTGGGTCGACGCTCCGGCGGTGTGATGTCCTGCATCGCGCCGCGGTGCCCAGACGGCCGGGAACCCGGCAGCCTATTCTGCCGTGCGCACGAGCAGGCGCCAGCTCCGCAGCGCGGCGGGTGGCTCTCCGCGGAGCGGCGCCGCCGCAAGCTCGCCGCTGGCGCGGAGCCGCTCGATGTCAGCAACGTCGTGCCGCGGCTCTGGGTTGGGGCCACGCCGATGGTCGACCGCGACCTGCCTGACTTCGACGTGATGGTGCTGTGCGCGGCGGAGGCGCAGCCAGAGCACGTCGCGTTTCACGGCCAATTGGTGCGCTGCCCGGTGGTGAACGACATCCTGTCTCACCAGGAACTCGCTGCGGTGATCATGGTGTCACGCATCGTGGCGCAGGCGCTGGGAGCTGGTAAGCGCGTGCTGGTCGCCTGCGCGGCAGACGCCAACCGGTCCGCCTTGGTCGCGGCACTCTCCCTGGCGCGGCTCACGCGAGCGTCAGCCGTCGAGCTTGTCGCGCTGATGCGCGCGAAGCGCGGGCCGCAGGCACTCACCACAGCGTTCTTCCAGCACGTGCTACAGAAGTTGGTGGGCGACGGGCGTAAGCCGTATCGTTGACGTCTTATGTCTCTCCGTGTCTCGCCGCAGCGTGGGTCTCGCCCAAAGGCCGGCGAGCAAGCCTAGATGGTGAAGGCGGCGTTGTACTCGATAAGAATCGCCGCCGCTTGCCCGGACGTGATGAGAGACTGGTCGAGCAACTGTTGCGTGACCCAGCAGATCCGGTAGATATACTCGGCGGACAGCGTGAGGTCGCCGATCGCCACCAAGCTTCCGGGCATTTGGTTCGCCAAGTTCGAGATCAGCGCGAACCAGTTCCGGATCGGGTGAGAGTTCGCCTGCTGATCTGACCCGACACCAGAGATGCCGTTCGCGAATTGGGTCATGCTGAACTTGAGGCTGTCCGACACCCACTTGATTTGGAGGTTGTCGAACGCGGCCCCGGCGGCCTCGGGAAGGGTTAGCGCAGGTGGCATGTGGTCCTCACAGCGTATCCGAGGTGACGATGCGGAGAGGGGCCGGACCAACCGCCCCCCGGATGCCGATCACGAGCGCATCAAACATCCCGGTGGTGGTCGCGTTGACGATGGTGTTCGACGATGCCGGGAACGGGATGAGCGTCGGCGCCAGGATCTCCCGTTCCTGATGATACGGCGGCCCGGATAGGGGTAGGATCGGGTTCGGATTGGGGGAGATAGCGAAATTCACGCCGATGATCTGGAAGAACATCCCCGACGCGGGGGTGCGATTCGTGAACTGGATGTACGCGAACTTCCGGCTATAGAACGGGACCACGATCCAGCACGTTCCGCCGAACGCGTTGTAGTTCTGATACACGAACTGCTTGTCGATGCGCGGTGGAACCAGCGTAGGCGGCGCCTGGAAATACTGGACCACGTCGAGAACCGGTGTCTGAAAGTTGATCGTGTCGTTGGTGAAATCGAACGTCCTGGGGCGGAAGTTCGGGTCGTAGATATCGGCCGACCAGAAGAAAATCCGACCGGGGACCTTCGACGGCGAGTAGGTCTCGCTGGGGTTCGCGTCGACTCGACCCACAAACGACCGCTGTGGGCCGATCGTCGCCTGCTGCACGAAGCCAGTGACCTGGTCATCGAAGTAATTGACGTTGATGTTCGCTAGGTCCGAGTCCGGACCGAGCGACAGGGCCAGACAGCCCTGGTCGGACTCGTAGATGTCACCAGGAGATGACAGCAGCGTGCGTAGACGGAAGAACTGGGATCCGCCGACGCAGTAGCCGTTCGCTGAGGGCTGAGGGTATGACATAGGGGTAGGGTCCTCTGGTTGCCAGTGGCAAGATCTACAGCTTCGAGCGAGACCGGACGAGGTCCAGCACGCTGCCGCCCATCGACCCGAGTACCGAGGTCAGGAGCCCGGTGATGGTCTCGAGCCACGGCACCGCCTCGACGAGGACTTTGATCCTGTTCACCGTCGTGGCGGCGACGTAGAGCTTGTTGCCCTTGCCGATGTTGAACGTGGTCGCGACGCCCGTCTGCAGCAACTGCCCCTTGCCAGACAGCACCGGGGTCAACTGCTGGTTCTCGCCGACCGCGACGGGGCCGGCGGTCTCGAGCGTCAGGGTCACGCGAGCCCACAGCCGATCGCCGTTGTAGATGATTTGCGGCGGCTCGCCGGTGACCGGGACCTTGGTGATGTAGGTGTTCGCCTGGTACCGGTACTCGGACTGGCCGCTCTGGACCGCCGGGGTCTGGACAGTGGCCACCGTCCGATTCGTGGAGATGGGGCCGATCTTGCTGCCCGCGCCGCCGGGCTGCGGTCTCGTTCGGGGCGTGAGAATCAAGGGCTTCATGCTCGCCTCAGTAGGAGGTAGGTGAGTACAGCTCCACCGGCTGCGAGTAGGAGGATACCTGAGATCGGCTTCACGAAATAGGGGGCAACTTCAGGCGGGATGACGTATGGACCGGCCGGCGGATCCGGGATGTACATCGGAGGGCCGGGGATCCCGAAGGCGACGGCCTGGCCAATGTCCCACTGGCGATCGATGCTAAGCACGCGCGCGGCGACCTTGTCCGCGCTCTGGCTGCCGAGCGGGATGCCGCCGGAGACCTGCACGTAGCGCCGGATGGCGCCGAACACGTCGCCCTGGGGGAGGCCGACGCTCGAGGCGGCGGCGTTGGCAAGTTGTCGCGAACCCGAGCGCCCGACCGCGAACGCCAGCCGGGCGAGCTTCCAGTTGTCGGCCGAGCCGAGCGAGACCTGCGGCGTCGAGAGCGCCCACAGCGCGGCCTCGAGCTCGTACTCGAGCACGCCGATCGCGATGTTCGACTCCGGGTCGTTCCGCGCCTCGGCCGCGTATCCGAACAGCGGCGGCACGTAGGCGGCGACCTGGAGGTAGCCGACCTCGCCCAGCAGGATGTCGCCCGAGGCGTTGAAGTTGCCGCCGCTCTCGTGGGAGATGGCGGCGGCCAGGAAGCCGACCGGGATCCCGCCGTGGTAGCGGTCGATCCACGGGCCGAGCGTCTGGTAGACGCCTCGCGCTTGGGCTACGTCGGCGTCGAAGCTGGCATCCGCCATGCCAGCATCATATCAGGCTACTGGATGTCGCGGGTCGTCCAGCCTTCGAGATGCACCCAGACCAGCGCCGCGGGCGCGACATCGGTCGGCATCACCTCGAGCAGCGACCGTAGCGCGCTCGGATCGCTGGTCACGGTGACACCGAAGGACTGACGCGTCGGCACGTGGACGATCGTGCGGTTGGGTTCCTTGGCAGTCGCTGCCTTGAACCATGCGTGTCGCTCTTGAGGGGCGAGAAGGCGCCATGCCGCCTCTTCCCAGGCAGCGGTTCCGTTACGATCACCGTTCGTGGCAACGCTGATTTCACTGTTGAATGCCGCCCACGCTTGCCTGGCGATGCGATCGGTCGCGGCGGCGTCGGGAGTTGACTCGAATGGCACGCGACCCATGAGCAGGCTGGCCAGTGACCGCACACCGTACGGCCTCGCTCCGACGATAAAATCGACAGTCGTTGCATTGACCCATGCGTGCCACGCGCGCTTGAACGCGTCGGTGCCGCCGATCTCGGAGATGTTGGTGCGCGCGTGCCAACTGTAGATCGCCATGGCCATGCCATGCGGAAGTTGGCCGCCGGTCTGGATATTGGTCAACGCCAAGTTTCCGATATTGGCGTCGCCGAACAGCTTGAGGACTACGCCTCGGCCGTCGGTATTGCGGTCTAACGCGCGCGGCGACACGGCGTCGTAGAGGTCGGAGTAGAGGCGTTCTCGGATCCCTTGAAGTCTTGGCATCTGCCGATGCTACAGCGATGCCATCAGCACGTCAGCCGCGTTGTTGATGGTCGCCATCTTTTCGACGCTGCCACCGCGATCCGGGTGGTGCTTCTTGGCGAGCGCGCGCTTCCGCGCCGTGATCGCCTCCTCGGTCAGCGGCTCGCTGGCTGCGAACCCCATGACCTGGCGAGCGAGCGCGATGTCGCGGGCGATGCGCTCGCTGTCGTCGGCCTGGGGTGGCGGTGTTTGCCGAGCTTGGCGCTGTGCACCCCGTACGCGCTCCTGGGCGTCGCGGAAGATGTCGCCCCAGTTCACGCCTTCGGCGCGACCCGACTGAGCTCGCCGATGGGCCGAGTTCTCGCTCTCCTGTCGTCCGACCTCGGGGTGGTACCCGCCGCCCATGGCCGGCGCCCACTGCTGGGCCAGGGTCTCGGCGATGCCGCCGAAGATCGCCTCGCGGTTGATGGGCTTGCCGCCGAGGAAGTTCTCGAACTGCTCGGCGACGACCGTCGCGAACGGCGACGCCTTGGCGGCGCCGGCGATCGCAGCGCGGTGGCGGGCGCACACGGCCGGTTCTCCGTGACCATCGCGCGTGCAGCGCCGGTTGTTCTCGTACACCTGGCAGCGCGGCGCGCGGGCGGTTCGCTGGGGACTAGGCATGACTCCTAGTATACGACAGCGTCGCTTCCATTTCCCACGGCACGCCTAGTCCCGACTCCAAGCGCGTACATGGAGGTCCCGGTTTTGGATAAGGCATCGGGCTGCCTCTACTTCACTCGGACGGCGTCCAGCGTTCAGGGTCGCTGGCTACCCTTGCTTGAACTTCGCGTCGATCATCGCGTCAACGATCGAGTTGTTGCTCGAGATGCCGGTGAGCAGTGAGGTCAGGGATGCCTCGACGTCCGCAGCGGTTGCCGTGGTCTCGAGGCCATGACGGACCGCATCGACGACCGCAACCAGCATCTTTGCGATGTCCGACAACTGGTCGACGGTATGGTTGCCACCGAGCACCGTCTTGGCGTGCGCCGCGACGGTGCCGACGGCCTCGAGGGCGGCGGCGGAGATATTGAGAACCTTGCTGGCGGTGGATGGCATTGGTTATTTCCCTTGGGTGAGACGTTTGACGGCGTCCACGAGCTCAGTGGCAGCGAGGAGCGCAGCCTTGAGCGACGGCTCGTCGGTCTGTGTGGCCGCGACGGCGAGTGCGCGGTATGCGACGGTGAACCCATCGACGATGGGCTTCTGCGTGGTGGTGCGGTACTCGGTGACCGCCTTGATGGCGGCCTCGCGGTCCACGGCGGCATCGACGAGGCGCTGTTGGTGCTCGACGTCCCACACGGTGAAGCCGTCTCGGGCCGCGTTCACGGTGATGAGGCTGGCGCGGAGGGTATCCTGCCGCTGGCTCTTGTCGCAGCTCGCGCCGAGCGTGCAAGCGAACAGCAGCAGGCAGACCACGGACGTGAAATAGGCGGTGATCGGCGATCTCGGGTAGCGGCGGTAGTCGTTCATCGGTTTCTCCGTGAGAGTGGTGGTGCAGCCCCAGCCATTGGAACGCTGGGGTATTCTAAATTAACGGCGTCGGCGCGCTCAGCGTGCCCAGCCAGGTAGAGGGTGGCGGGTTACCCTTGCGGCTTCTGGTCAGCGGTCGCTCCGGCGCGCGTCTCGGCCACGCTCGTGACCATCTTGGCCGCTGCGTAGGTCACGAAGATCCACTTCGTATATTCGACCCACACGTCGGCCGACACCTTGCCGGTCATGGTGAGCACGAAGCTCGCGATGATGAGCACCATGGCCATGAGGCCACGCTCGCTTTTCCACAGGTCGATGATTGCTCCCATGCCGCATGGTCGCGCGGAACCGTGGGTAGGTCAACGCCTTCGATCTGCATTGCCCGTCTCGGCGAACCCGGGAACACTGCCGAATGTTCCGTCTCGGGGTCAAATCGTACCGAGCTACGCTCGAGGTCAGTTCTAGTCTCAGTCCGAGCGCACTGAGAAGCGTTTACTTCTTGGGCTTCTTGGCCTTGACCGGCTTCGACCTCGCGGCCTTCGGAGGCGACTCACCCATGACGAGCGCCATGTATGCTCCCCATGGCTTACCGAAATTCTTGGGGTCGATGGCGCCACGCGCGTACCGCAGTCCGTCCATGATGCCGCGCACGTAGTCGTGGGTCGGCGGGCGCTCATCGGCCACACGGATCAGGTCGTCGAGGATCGCACCCGGGGTCGGCCTCATGGGAGGGGGCGTATCGATCGACGTCTGCTCGCCCTTGGCCGGCTTCTTGGGCTTCTGGTCGCGCTTCGCGATGACCTTCGCCTCCTTGGCCAGAGTTCGCGCTGCGCGCGCGTCGCCAGACGACTTCGCCTCCACGACCGCCTCTAGGGCAGCCTTCTGCTTTGCCGGCTCCTTGGTGGTGGCCAGGTCCTTGAACTGCTCATCCGTCACTTCCCCTTTCTGCCACCGCAGCAACAGCGCGGGCGTGGCGGTCTTCATCGCGCCCAAGATCTTGGAGCACCACGACTCGGAGCGATCGATCGCCTTGGCGATCTTCGCCATCGTGTATTCCTTGCCGGTGTCCTCGTCCTTAGAGGAGCGGAGCCGCTGGGCGACGTCCGCGAGCTCGAAGCTCGAGAGCCCCTCGCGGGTCGAGGCCATCTCGACCACCTCGAGCAGGAGCTCGGCGGCGACCGCCGGGGTCCAGTCGATGGGTTCCGGCTTGTAGTAGAACACCGGGACGAGCGTGTCGCTCGGTAGGCCCAGGTATTCCATCGCGCGCGTCCGGCGCTGGCCGTCGATCGCCAGGAGGACGGTGCCGCCGTTTGCCTTGATGGAGACGACGTCCAACGGCTGCTTGAGGCCGGCCGTAACAATGCCCGTCTCATCGGTGGTGCTGCGGGCCGAGATGCTCTCGGCGAGCGCCTTGATCTTGGCGTCCTCGAGACCCGTGCGTTGGCGCGGGTTCTGCCAGTGCTTGTACTCGATCCGGATCGAGCTCAGACGCTCGTACCGAACCTCGCGCTCCTCGGCCGGCGCCGCAGGCTCCTCGGTGGCAGCGGCCACCGGTGCGCTGTCCGACTTCGGCTTCGATGCCCGCTTCTTGGACTGGCCTTTGTTTTTGCTCTTGGGCACCTCCGGCTCATCGGTGGGCGCCTCGGCCTCCGGGTCTGGAACCAGGACGACCTCCGGATCCGGGGTTTCCTCGGCGTATGGGTCACCTTCGATTTCGTCGGTCAACTCGGGCTCGGTGTCGTCGAGCTCATCGGTCTCATCGATCTCGGTCGCGGGGTCAATATCGTCATCGAAACGCATCGCAGTCTCCTTGGGGGGATAGGGAAAGGTGGCGGGCCGTCAGGACTCGCCAGTCCGAGGCTTCGCGTCAGCGGTGAGGTATGCCGCCTCGCGGGCTACCGCCATTGCCAAGACGTTCGCAGGGTCAGTCACAGAGTCGCGTCGCATCATGCTCGCCCGGCTTGCCACTGGCAAGTCAGAATCAGCCGGGATCTGCTACGTCGTTCCTATGGCTTGGATCGCCGCATGGATGAACTGGGCGGCGACTTGCGGGACGATCGAGTTGCCGTAGCCCCGCAGAAGCCCCACGCGGCCGGGTACCCCTGTAGCCAGCGGGAATGCTCCGGGTTCAACTGGCCGGGCGACCGGCTGGCCTCCGGCGGGGTCTCGGCAGAGGATCCAGTCGGCTGGGTTCCAGAATCCGCGAGTTGCACCTGCATCGCCAGGGACGTCAACGAGACGCCCATGCTCACGCCCCGGTCCGCAGCTCGTTCCGCGCACTTCGTCTTGCGCGCCATGAATGTCTCCGGCGTTCCGCCGGCCTCGTGTGCGGCCGGGGTTGCCCATGCTGCGAGCGGAGCCACGGTCGACAGTTGGCTGTCCATCCCGCCCGTCTTGTGGTCCCGTGCCACCGGGGTCGGCCAGAACGTGAGCGTCGCTTCGCTGTTCAGTCCGATGCCGCGCTTTCCGTCCGCCTCGCGAGCGCCGTTGGCGTTGCTGGTGATCGGCGTCGACCATGCCGCCATCTTCGCCGCTCCGGTCAACTTGAGGCATGGCTGAGTTGGGTCCCCGTTGCGGTTGCTGTACAGCGATGCCTTTGAGCCGTCGGTCGCCAGGGGCGTAGGCCACGAAGTACAGCCGCTGTCGGATGTGCGGAGCGCCAACGCCCGCAGCGCACAGATCCGCCGCCCCGACGGCGTAACCGCATCGTTCCAGGTCAGTCGAAACAGCGTCGAGCCACTCGAGGCCATCGCGGCTCGCAACCTGTTCTCCAAAGATGATTGGAGGGCGGCACTCTCGGATGAGTGAGAACCATGCTGGCCAAAGATGTCGAGGGTCGAGAACTCCGCCCCCCTTGCCCGCGTCCGAGAACGGCTGGCAGGGGCACGACCCTGACCAGACGTCGGCGGAGTCGGGTACTCCAGCGAGTCGAAAAGCATGCGACCAACCTCCGATGCCGGCGAAGAAGTGCCGCTGGCCAGGGCCGGCGACGTCGGCTGGGGTGAGGTCGGCGATGGATCGCCGGTCGACGGTTCCTTGCGCGATGTGGCCATGGGCGATGAGGTTCTCCAGCCAGGTGGCGGCGAAGTCGTCGTTCTCGTTGTAGAGCGTGGTCATCGACCCGACATGGCAGGGCGCAACTGCCCGTCCGCCCGACAGCGGCGGGCGCGCTCACGGTCCATCTCAACCTGGAGGAGCGCACGCATCATCGGGCCATGGCTTCGCATTTCGTTCAGGTATTGCAGCTGCTCGTCGGTAAGTAGAACAACCACGCGGTGCGGGTAAGTTTTGGTGCGCGGCATCTGGCTACGCCTTGACCAGCGGTCGGTACGAACCGAACAGGTCGTACTGCTCGGCCTCGGACAGGATGACGAGCGTGGAGTGACCGATCGCGACTTCCACGGAGCGGAGCCACAAGAGGGTCATGTGGAAGTCCGGGGCCGGGGTCATCGAGCGGCTTTGCGTGGCGGTCTTGGTCGGCATCTCAGATTCTCCTTTGGCTATCGCCAGGTCTCGACGCACTCGAGTGGCTCGGTGCGGGGTAGCGGGGTTGTGACGATCGCGGCTAGGCAGTCCGCGAGCTCGTCAGAGTACATGGTGGCATCGGGGCCGGTGGGCATGCAGCGCGTGGCGTACCACACGACGCACCCACCGCCGGGGAACCCGGCTCGAGTACACCAGAGGTCAGCCTGCTCAGCGCAGCCGAGCATCCGGTCCACCGTGCCACTGTCATCCCAGCACTGGATGTCGTTCGCGGGCGGCCAGTGGCAGGTGCAGGTTCGCCCGATCTGGTAGTCACCACCTTCGCAGTCCACGGTGGTGCAGTGGATGTCGCCGCAGCTTGGAAGGCCCCCCGGGCCGTTGCGCGGCAGCGCGGCGCACGTCACGAGGAGGGGCAGGGTAAGGAGCAAGAGGATTCTCATGGGGTCACTTTGATGCTGAGGGTTCCAGTGACCAGGATGGTGACTCGGGCTTCCATGATCGCTCGCCATGTCTCGACGTCGACTGAGAGGTCTCCTGCGAACAATAGGCGGTGGCCGGTCGGAATCGGCGCCCGGTCACGGAGCCATGTATAGCCGTCCGCGGCCGGCGCATCTGGGGAAATGTTCATGATGGGATCACCGTCTTGTCGTCATCCGGGTCATCGAGCTCAGTGAGGTCGAGCCCCGAGAATACGCGGATCATCCGCGGCGTGGGTGGAAGAGTGGGGGCGAGATCGGACACGTCGACATCGAGTTCAAGCTCTACATCGGCATCGTCACAGGTTGCAGTCGCGTCGTTCGGCGCCATCTCTGCGGGGTCGCGTCCGTCAAGGTCGACGCGATGACCTATCTTCGTTTCTAGTCGTTCGATGGCCTTGTCCTGGGTGAGCAAAGCGATCTCAGTGTACTTCTCGGGCACCATCGGGTTGTCGGCCCGGACGCCTGCGAGCCTGAGCTCGAGGGTCTGGACGACCACGCACGCTTGCGGGCTGAGGCGCTTCATGGTGGCGACCGAGATAATCCCGGTCAGCGCCCGCTCGCACACCGCGACCGTCTCCCAGTCCTGCAGGGCGACGGCCTCGGCGAGTAGCGTCTCGATGGTGCGTGGGTCAAGCATGGTGTGACTACTTGCTCTCCTTGGGCCGCGACCACTCCAGGCCGATGGCCTTGGCGCAGTCCGGTCCGACCGGAACCCAGTCGAGCGTGCCGCCCTGTAGAAGTTCTGCCTTCCTGCCCACGTCGTCCGGGTGCAGGATGAGCGTGCCGTCGATGTAGAACACCTCGCGATACTTCGTGCGGGGGTTGATGTCGCGCTGGCAGTTCAGGCAATAGAGTTCGGTGCGCGAATTATGTCGAAAGTCAGCGTCGATATGCTTCGTGCGGAGCGGTTTCGAGCACGTCGTGCAGTCCTGCGCGGCCTTCGGTCGCCGCTTGCTTGATATCCACATGGTATGTCCGCACGCGAGGTCGACCGACCAGCGCGTCGGGTTCATGGGCGACTGGGTCGCGTCCTTGATGTCGCGCTTAACCACGTCCGCCTCCTAGCCCAACGTTTGCCTGGCGCTTCTGCCATCGCTCCAGGGCGAGGTCACCGACCAGGCCGACCGCAATCACGACTGCGAGCGTCACGCTGGCCCAGGGGACCGGGATGAGGAAGTACGCGCACGTTATCGAGATGACGTTGGTGACGCGCAACGCCTTCCGCTGGAGACGCAGGCGGCGCTCGTGCCGCTCGCGCGCCACCTTGACCATGGGGAGGTTCATGTCTGTGTCGCTCATGGTGCCTTCCTGCGTCGGCTTGGAGCACCGACCTTGTGATGCGCGTACCGCCCGCTAGCAGTGACGGACACGCGCGCTCGACACGTGCAGCAGGGCGCCTTGTAGTCGAGGCCGACGTCACCCGGCGCCGGGGCTCCGTCGTACGGACCAGTGCAGTAGCCACGCATCCGCGTGCGATCGCGCTTGTCTCGGCTCGACTCGAGCGCCTTGAGGAACGCCTTGCTGGCTGGACGGCTCATAGCTCATGCCTCTCTGCGATGGCGGACCTCGACGCGTGCACGCACTCCGCGCACATGTAGTGCCCGTCTGTTTCGCACTGGCCGGACGGCTCGCCGGGCAAGAACGCCCGCGACGGACACGGCGCATCCGGGTCGCGCTCCAGCCGGTCGATGCCGATGTTGAACCTGACCAGTTCGCGCGCTGTTCTCATGGTGCCTTCCTGTGGGCGATGAGCTTGTCCATGAGCGCCGAGAACTCACCGCTGTACTGGATGCTCTTGCGCATCCGGCGCAGCACGTCGATGTCGTCATCGCTCAGCACCAGGCCGCGCACGGCGTCGTCGTGTCCGGTCGGCTGATCGAAACTGAGGTAGTTATCAGCCGCGTTTTCGCCGATCAGGCGGACCAACTCCTCACGAGTTCGCTTGGGTCTTACGGGGGGCGCGGTCTCGCTGGGCGGCTGGGCCGTACACCGAGACGAGAACTCTGGCCCGCGATGGATGATGTCGCCGGAGACGACGCACTTGCGGGTAGGCCATCCGTCCTTGCAGTGTTCGCACTCCGAACCAGCCAGCCGCTCCGCGGCGCGATCGGCGATGGAGTCCCAAATCCGAGCGTCCCTGGCGTCTGGCTTCCACGGCATGCCGATCTCTATCGCCTCGCGCACCACGCTCCGCACCCGCTCGGCGGTCAGCGCAGGCACCGGGGAGGCGAGAGCGTCGGCGACGCGGGTGGCGATTGCATCAACAAGTGCGTCGGTTGACTGCTGAAACGGAAACTGGCTCTTGCGGTACTCCTCTGCTGCCTCGCGCACCGCCGCCCGCACGCGCTCCCTGTTCGCCCGGACGGCGGCGCGGTGACGCTTGACCTCGATAGCCGCGCGCTGCAGTCGATGGTCGCTCGCCGTGCAGGCAATCTCGATCTCGTCGTCGGTCAGGTCGCTCAATTTCATCTCCTTGGGGGCGGGGCGGTGGCGGCTCACGCGAGCGCTAGAAGGTCGGCGATAGATCCTGGCCTACGGACCCCCATGATGAGGTACCACCCGCTGGAATCGTGATGCATATGCGTCGGAGTAACATATAGTCCCCACTGCCGGAGCAGTACCGGGAACCACTCGGCTTGTTTTGCTGCGAAGTCTGCGCCACGGGGACCGTAGTCCAACCGAAGCCACTGGATGAACGGGTCATTCTCGACGGAGACCATATGGTTGGCCAGCCGCGTGGCGCGCGCGTGACCGCACGCTTGGTCGATGGCCAAGGCAGCTACTTCCGCCGGGGTCGGCAGGGCAACCTCGTAGTCCAGATTCGTCAACTCGATATCCGAAGTATCGAGCCCGGAGTAAACGTGTAGAATCGTGGTGCTTACGATGCCACCGTCCTCGTCCTCCACCTCCTTGTCCGCCACGCTGACGATCAGTCCAACTCGCCTCTCGGCACGATACTCGTCGCGCTCGAGGTCCTGATCCGAGCGCAGCCACGTGCGCTCGGCCCGGCGGATCAGCCATCCCGCATTCGGATGCGGGACTTGCCCAAGTTCGTGCCATGCTGGCACGCCAATCGGGTCCAAGGCGTCAAGCTTTGAATCCCACGCAGTTGCGACCGCCAGGTTGCCGCTGCGGATCTCGCACCGACCGTCCTCCCTGTGGAGGACTTCATATGGGCCATCGTCGCGTTCAGCGCGCATGGCGCGCACCAATAGCACAGCCTCTTTGATAGAAAAGAGTTGGACTCTGATCGGTGATGCCAACTTCGATACAGTGGCAAGTTCGCACGTGAACATAGTCATCGCTCCCCGTAGTCGTTCTCGGCCGGCTGAGTATCGATCCATCCCCACACACCAGCCACGGTGAGGACGGAAAGGCCGAGGGCGCCCCAGAGCAGGACGTCGAGCATGTGGCCTACTGAGCCTGCGCTCTCGCCCAGTGGATGTGCTCCACCAGCTTGGCCCTGGCGTCGGCCGCGTTCATCTTGGGCGCCGGGCCGGGGAGGTCTAGCGCGCAGTTGACGAGATAGACCGTGTCGAAATCGTGAGCGGCCTCGGCCTCCTGCTGCAGCTTGCGTAGGTCGTCATCGGTGACCGAGCCGGCCGAGTCGGCCGCCTTGACCACGATGACGGTCGCACTGCTCTCGCGGCATCCGGGATAGGTCAGGTCGGCGTAATGCCGACCCGGCCTGGTCCCGCGGTGCCGGTCCGCAAGTTCGTCGAGGTAGCGCTCGGCATCCTCGACGGTCGGCCGCACGACCAGGTAGCCGTCGCCGCTCGCCCAGATGACATCGACGATTGCGGCGCCCAGGGGCAACGCCTCGAGCTCGCGCTGCGCATCCTTGCGCGCGGTCGCCCAGTCGTCGTACGGGGAACCGATGTTGTACGAATAGCGATGCCACTTGCGACCGTCCGTGAGGCGGGGATATTCGGTGTTGGTGTGCTCGGTCATATAAGAATCTCCGTGGGGTCCTGAAAGAGGTGAAGGTATTCGTGGTTACTCGAAGATGCGGATCTCCGAGTGGCCATCCCACTCAGAGCTCAGCCATACCCGACCGGGGTCCGTGGGTGAGGAGTAGAACCTCCGCCGGCCCCTCCGGTGCTCGATAGACCCGATGGGGCCTCCCTCCGAGTGGAGGGTCACGGATACGCCATCGCGGTGAATCGCCAACTCGCCGATGTACGCCCGCGGGGTGCCGCCGCTGATCTGCGCCCTGGCATCCGCCATCCTGCGCTCGTAGAACTCGCGGCCGGCCTCACTGAACGCCCAGCGTATCGCCTCGGTGATTGCCTCCTCGGCATCGTCGCGCGCGGTGTCCAAAACGGGCTGTGGGTAAACGAGACCCGGGGCGTCCGAACGGCGCCGGGGCGGGTGGCAACGTAATTCGCTGGAATTGGAATTGGTCGACATAGAATCTCCGTGGCCCTGGCTCATCAGTGCAGGTAGGGCAGGTCCTGCAGACCCCCGGCGCTGGGGGATTCGCGCCCGGGGTTATCGCCTCTCCACAGCCCCGGCGCTGGGGTGTTCGCGCCGAAGCTATCGCCTCTGGCTGGAGGAGGGCTACCAGAGAACGACGTTGCCGTCGCCGGGATGGACGGCGAACCCATCATGCATCCCGTGGTGCTCGATGTTCATCAGGCAGGGGTACCGGACACCGTCCAGCGTGATGCTCTGCTTGCAGCGATGTGTGGGACGAATCTCCGGTACGTGACCGGACTGATATACGGTTTTTTGGGAGCGGAGGGCGCTGAGCGTCATGGAATCCTTTCTGGGGCAGGAGAACAGGCAAAGGTCAGAACAGGAGGCAGAAGGCGTCACGCTCGGTTAGGCGCAGGATCAGCGCCTCGAGCTCGTCGATGTGGTCGACGCTTCCGCTCATGGCATCGTGCGCCGCAACGAACCCAAGCGTGACGCGAAGAACCGTCATGACAGCGTCCTGCACCGCCCACGGCGGCAGCGCTGGACGCTGAGACTCCATGACCGGAATTCCGGTAATAGAGTGGTGGCCGTGGTCGGTCTGGTCCCCGAAGTCGTCGAGCGATGATGGAATGTGACGCGGCGCTGGCGCCGGGATCTCGGTGGTAGCCCGGAGAGATGGGACAACAACGACGCGCGAGGCGGGGCGAACCGCATAGGAGCGGGTGTGGCGACTCATAGGGCATACTCCCGGGAAAGGGTACGTCCGGCCCAGGGGACCGAGACGAGGGCGGATGCTTCAGCGGCGTACTGCAGGCATGCCGTGCAGTACCCCCGGTGAAGCCGTGGTTGAATCGTGGCGTAAACACGCGCACGGATCAACCATTCATTGAGGTTCATGCTCGCGACTGCGATCTCCACCGCGGCGAGAGATGCCAACTCCGTGTTCGTAAGCTCAGACGTCACCAGCGTTGACCACCGAACCGGCAAACGTTGGCCGGCCGGTGCGCAGGTCCACATGCCGGTGGCCGCGTTCACGGGGTGACGGATGACGGTGGGTGACATCTGGCGCCTAGGACGCAGGACAGAGAGCGGAGCGAACAGCGCATTACGGGCGAGCGAGGTGAGGTCGACCTCGCGAAGTTGGCCGGAGGCATACAGCAACTGCTGGTCTGTGCTGCCGAGACGCACCGCCTCCAACTCTTGCCACTGGCAAATGTCGGCTGTCATGGTGCGGTTGACTCCAGTTCCCTGAGCTCGAACCAGAATTTCGTCGCCGGTGTCTGGTGTGACCACCATGTAGGCGCCGGACTGTCGAACTTAACCAGGACAGCGTCTGGTCCGGTGGAGTTGCCGATGCGCTCCACTGTTCCGACCATGCCGGAGAGCGCTTCTGCCGCGCCAACCGCGTAGGTCTGCGGATCCAGCGTGCTCACCTTGACGCGATCGCCGACCTTCACGACTTCCCTTTGGAGAGTTGCTCCAGCACGAACACGCGAGCGCCATCCGGCAGCGTGCCACCAACGAGTTTGCTGTGACGCGGGTGCACCCCAAGCCACCCGCGATCCAGTGCAAACGTCGTTGCGGCGCGCTCGAAGTTGGCATCTTGGTCGGCGGCGTCGTCCCATGGGAGGCGGACCCCGCGGGGATGGCACTGCGTTTTGACGCGGATGTAGGCGTCACGCACATTGGTCGGCGGGATAAACTCACAAACGATGGCTTGGCGCGGCATGGCAAGTGGCTCCTTGCCCTCCAGGAGGGCGGTGCGGTTGTTGTCGCTCTCGGTGGCAGTATCGGCTCACCAGGATGGGTCGACCATCCGTGGTGAACCTGTACCCCCTACCGACCGGCGGCAGCGAGAATGCGTTGCTCGGCGATCCACGCACCGGCGCGCGGCCCGGTCTGGTACGGCTGTGCGGCAACCTTGCGGGACTGCGCGCAGTTGTACGCCGAGAGTTGCTCGGGATGCGGGGCGGCGAACTTGACAGAGTGCGGCATGAATCGATCGGACATGGTCTATCTCCTGTGTGTGACGGTATGGACTGCTACAGCATCGCACCACCGAGCGACTCGGTGGAACTGTGCCATGTCAGGTTACGTCAGTCCGGCGGCCCGGAGCGCGGCGTGGTCGGCTGGCCCCAGTCGTCAAACTCTGGCACAGCGTCAGACAGCGGCACGCGGATCCGGGCGGTAGGCGCTTCCGTCGGGTCGACGCAGTGCGTGGGAAATGCGCTGTCTGGCATCTCCATGCGGACGGTAACGTCGGGATGCTCCTCGCATGCCTCGCCTTGCGCGGCTACCTCGGCTGCGAGCGCCGCGATCTCGCCCTGGGGCAGACCGGTGACGTTGAACCTCGCAACCAACTCCGCCTTCGGTGGGAGGATGGCTCTGCCTCGCGCAATGCGGGATTCTCTCAGCGCGATGCGAGCTTCCCGCGCGGCCACGTGAGAACGGAGATCGGCGATGTCGCACTCGACCTTGTGTCTCACCGCCGCGACAGCATCGGCCAGCGTTTCCGCACTGAGCCGGATGACCCGCTGCCGACCGACTGGACAGTGATCTCCCCAACCTTGGGTGATGAGAATTCCCGCAACATGCGTGTTGCATCCTAGGAGATCATCGTGAATCCATCCTGTAACATCGGTCGGCAGGATCACCGTCGCGGCGACGCGAACGTAGTCGATCTCTGCCTCCCAGTCGGCGCCGACTGGCATCGGCAGCGGCGCTTCCTCGTCGACGACGAGAATAGCGGTGTGTCCAAGCCCAAGCTTGTACGTGTTGCGGTAGATCGTCATCTCAAGTCTCCCCTTGGTCGTGGCGTCAGTCAGCGCACCGAGACAAGCCCCGGTGCCACCGGTGGGCGCCATGCCCCTGCTACTCGTCGTCGAAGTCTGCTTCGAGGCACCACGCCTCGACCGTTTCCGTCGAGAGAGTCAGACGCTCGCCGATGCTTTGGGCGTTCTGCAGCATAGACCGGATAGCCGTGAGCGGCTGGCATCCGGTTTCCTCTGAGATTGCACACGCGACCGCGTGAAGCCGTGCGTCAACGTCGGCATCGTGCTCCGACTGGAGATCGGCTAGCGCGCCTTCGAGCGACTGCTCAGTCATCGTCACTTCGCCTCCGAGAATGGGATCACCGTGCCACCTACCGAGTCGGCAAGCCTACGTGCTGCAGCAAGCTCGCACTCACGGAACGTCGCAGCGAGATTCCGGTTATTGGTAGTGGTTGACGTGGGCGAACCAACGTAGCCGGTTTGGATCCTGATGACGTAGCACGTCATCGCTCGATGGCTCCGTCGCGCGCGACCTTGAGCAGCGCATTCCTGAAATCGCCTAGGTCCGGCGCGACGGCGTAGTCGCCGTTGTCGAATTTCCACTGCACAATCTTGGCCTTCGGCATCGGCCAGTCTTCCTCACCCTGGACAGTGACCCGAGCAAAGCGCCAACCACAGAGGAGCGCTTCGGTCATCTCGACGATCGCACAGCGACGATCTGTGATCACGAAGTACTGGCGCCAGCGTGCTGCCCCCATGGTCCCCTCGGCAACGAGAATGGCCGGGTCTTGCTCGGTCGACATTAGGTCACCTCGACAGCTGCGGAAATGTCGTAGCGCTCGTCATCGGTGAGCGACGGGACAATCCAGTGAATGGACTCGCCAGTCCAGCGGTTGTAGCCAGCCACGATGGCAAAGTCACGCACGTTGCACACGTTGCGCTTGTACGCGAGTACGACCCACGGCTTAACAGCGTCCTGGGTGTGCTGCTCACGTGCCAACTTGCTCAACCATCCGGCGCCGAACTCACGTGTCCGTGCTTCGTGGTATTCGTTCGATGTCATGAGTGGTGTCCTGTGGGTTGTTCGGTTTGAACTGTAGTAACAGACTGCTAGGTCTAACTCGGGGGTCCGACGCCCCATGTCGGACGGCAGAATTGGGAGGGTGGGTTCATGTGCCTTGCGACTTCTCATGCTCTCTGGTTCGGCCAGAGAGCGTCGCCGTAGAGTTACCTGTGGGGTAGCTCAACAAACCCGACGCATGCGCAAAGCACCGTCAGAAGAACCAGGGTGGCCACGGTAGACCAGTGCGAGAACCTCGGAGGGTCCACGCGAGAGTCGTAGACGGCCGGCCCTACATCCACGCTGGGGCGAGGCAGGGTAAGGCGACGAAGGTTCGGGCGGTGCGAGTTGGTGATCCGGTGCCTCCGAACCCCCACGGTGGGCAGCACGCGCACTTCCTCGACGAGTTGCAGGATGACTGCGGGGCGCATCACGCACCTCCGAGAATTACGTAGCGATGACGCGACCCACCTAAGCCAGATCCGCAGCAGTCGCACTTACACCGAGAATGCTCCCACACGCCAGCGCCCGACTCGCTGTCGTGGTCCGGGGCGAGGTGGCCGATCTCGCCGAGCCTCGTGAGGCCATCTTCTACGGCTTTGGCCTGGTTCTGGTCAACGATCGTCGAGTCAACCCCGGCTGCAGCAAGGTGGCAGTCCTCGCAGAGACGCAGGTCGTCTCGCAGGATTTTCTGGCTCATCGAACAGCCTGCAGGTTGCCGACGTTGATGTGACGCTGTCCGTAGTCGCTAGACTCGTCGGTGGCTACGAAGTCTCCAGTGCTGCACAGGCTGCAGTCGCACGTCTGGACTACCCACCGGTCAAGCCCAGCACTGCCAGTGTACGACCCGGTGTTTTGAAGGAATTTCTTAGTAAAACTAACCCTCGTTCCCGGTGCGAATTTCTTGCTCATCTCATAACTCCTTCCCCCAGGGGGCGGTGTTTTGGCTCGGTAGCAGTATCGGCTCGTCAGAGTGGGTCGGCCGACCCTGACGAATCTGTACCCCCCTACAGAGTCGGAAATCCGGTGTCCGTGACGCGTTGTAGGGTGGAGGACAGTTGCCGCTGTCCAGTCACGCCTAGGCCGGCCTGATCCGCGCACAGGACTGCGAGAATCGCCCACTCTCTGGCGCTCAAGTCGGTGATGGATTCTACGATCTGCTCGACCTTGAGCAGCGTTGCGGCGCCGCTCTCGCTCTGCGCGTCGACGAGGCACTCCATGGGGTTCGGGGCGCGTTGCGCAGGCTGCACAGCGTCGGTCTTGCGCTTCGCGTCGCACACCTTACACGTGTGCGCGCATGTCGTGAGGACGTTTTTGCAGAGAAACTCGCATGTCGGGTCGTGCAGCCCGCTTGGTGGAATGAACCCGTTGCTCATGGTGTGCCTTTCTCGTACGTTCCGCCGATCGCGTCCGCCCTGGCACGCGCCTCCCCCTCGGATGCGTAGCGACCGAAGAATCGGCCGTCCAGTTTGACCGTCCATGGCCGTGCAGCAAGCGCCGCCCGAGTCTTGAGCGTGGTGCTGAGTAGTTGCGCGGCGTACCGTGCCTGCTTTGCGTTCACGGCGCACCGTGAGTGTGGTCGTGGCCATCGCCCATTGCGTCGCTCTCAACGCCCCTGCAGAGAACATCACGCACCGGTGGCCAGTGGCAGATGCACACGCCGATCTCGCCGCTGTCGTCAGGGCACTCCACCGTGGTGCAGTGCGTCACCTTGCACAGCGGAAGCGGGAACGGTATGGGTTCCGGCGCCGGTGCGGGTTCCGGAGCCTCTACTACGCACGACGACAGGAGAACGCCTAGGAGGATGGCGCGCATCTACCTCGCCTCCAGTTTGACATGCGGTCCATGGGCGGCGTCGCGCTCTGAGCCACATCCGAGACAGGCGTATGGCATCGGGTAACTGAACCCCTCGCGGCTACACGTCTTGCACTTCCATGATGTGGGCTTCACGCCATCGGCGTGAGCACGGATGTCGTCAGGAAGCCGGCCAGCGTCAACCCATCCGCTCTCTTCGGTCCAAGTGGCGACTGGCGCGCCGGTGACGGCACTGATGACGACGCAACGGCGCGCCGTCCAGGTAACTCGGTAGATACGGTGAGTTGTGACGGACTTCATCTCAGACTCCTTCCCGCCCCCAAGGGGCGGCGTTTGGCTCGGTAGCAGTATCGACTCGTCAGGGTTGGTCGGCCGACCCTGACGAGTCTGTACCCCTACAGAGGAGAAATTTCAGGGTCGTAGCTACCGAGAAAAAGGCGACCGTGCTTTGTCAGCACGTAGGCGGAGCCTGAATTGCTGTAGCAAATCACGTAGACACGATGCCATCTCGCGCCATCCAACTGTAGCATCCAAGTAGTCGGGATTTTACTGCCGTACCCTGTGCGACTGCGGTTCCGGGGCGCCTCGGTCTGGCGCCGCGCAGAGACGCGCGTTGGGTCGAGGTACGAAACCGGAGTGCGCTCGCTGTCCATCTCAGACTCCTTCCCCTCCAGGAGGGGGTGTCAGGGCCAGGCGACAACCGCCCGACTCCCAGAAGTAATGCGAACGCCTTGCCACTGGCAAGATCGACGGGTCGACTGGGGTTGACGCGCCGCGCGGCCACTCCGGAGTGGTGAACTGTCGACTTTTGGTCACACCAGACCGGGCGGATTTCACCACTCAGAGGGTTTCCTAGGCGGTTTTCAGGGCTTGGGTGAGGCGTCCCTACGCTCCGGAGTGGGGTAGGAGATCTCCCTGGGGTACCCGGTACCCAGATCTGGGGCTAGGAAAACCCACGAAAAACCCACAACCGCCCCACGAAAACCCCGCGTGAGATGGGCATGATGCGGCATGCGCACAATTACCGCCCCTACGGACCCATCCCACGGGGTCGACCTCGAGTCGCCGACGTCGCTCTCGCCCCAGCGTCCGCCCCCGGACCCTCGCCCGAGCCTGTGCGAGGCCGGACCCTGCCGCCACTACCACCGGTTCGCGATCCAACTCGACGCAGAACCGCCAAAAGTGAGGCGCCTACCTGTGGTGGTTCCGGGGGTTGCAGGGGACACCTACCAGCCCCCAGCGCCGTTCCACACCGAGACGCACCGCTACTGCTACCCGGACACTGGCATCGAGATGCCGCTGGGGGTGATGCCGGTGACGGAGTGCAACCGGTGGGAACCGGTGGCGCCGGACGAGGGGCGCAGGAAGCGCGAGCGCGCCTACTGGCAGTCGCGCGATGGGAATATCCACGCGTGCAACGTAGCGGATTGGGATGAGCGGCAGCGCGAAGCGCAGCGTGAAGGAGAGGAAGCAGAGCGGCTGATTCTCGACGCACAGGTCGAGGCGGAATTGGGCCTCTGCACGTTCGCATACGCGCCCGCTGCCGGTGGAGTCGAGGCCACGTGTCTCGAATTCCCCCAGTACAGCCGAATCGCCGAGACATCCGAAGCCGCGCTCGAGCTCGTCTATGGGCACGTCCGCGGCCGGATACGTCACCTGATCCTAAACAACCAACCGCTACCCGAGCACCAAGGAGACAGATGAGCACCGTGCAACTGAAGAGTGATCTGAAAGAGATCGTCGGCAAGGCCAAGAGCTTCGCCGGAAAGCTGACCACGGCAAACGACGTCGTGTCGTTCGTCGCGAGCGATCTGCTGCCGTGGCTCGAGTCGCTCGTCGAGGAGTTCGGCGAGGTGGATGAAGCCGTAGCCGACCTCATGGATGGCGCGCCGGACACGCTCCACGAGGACACAGCTGACACGTTCGCGAGCATCATCACCACTGGCCTCGTGCTGGCGACCGAGCTCGAGAAGCGCGCCGCTGGCGAACCCAAGGTGCTCGAGGCGATCTCAAAATTCCGCGAGTTGTGCGAGGACGGCAGCAGCGTGCTCGGCGAGATCACCGTTCCCGACGATGATGATGCAGACGAGGAACCCGAGGACGAGAAGGAGTCGAAGTGATGAAGGAAGTCGCCGCGCTCGACATGACCGAGGACGACCTCAAGGGCGACGACGCGCCTCCGGAGGCGAAGCGCGCCAAGGGGAAGGCCGTGGCGGCGCCAGCGGCGGTCGCGCCCGAGCGGCTATCCCCGGTCATGCAGGCCATCAAGACCGAGGACGAGAAGTCACTCCATGACTGGCTCGGCGAGATCGGCAAGGGCGGCGCCATGCGCATCGTCGTTCGCCGAGAGAGTCCCCGGGAAGCCCGTGACCCGGTGACCGGACAGATGGTGTCCATCGAGGGATATCTCCATACGTACGAGGAGCGTTTCGACGAGGAATTTCTCCGCAACGAGCACGGCGGTGGCAAGTACAACCTCCGCATCATGCTGCCCAACGCCAAGGGGTCGTTCGAGTACAAGGCCCACCGGACGATGAAGATCGCCGGTGAGCCACGGATCCCCGGCAAGACGGGCATCGCAGTTCCAGGGGCCGCCTCGCACAGCGAATCGCCGCAGATGGCGAAGATCGCGATGGATACGATGAAGGAGTTGCTCGACCGCAAGGACGGCAAGGACGACCACGAGCCCCGCGGCATCGATCCGAGCGTTCAGATGATGTTCGAGCAGATGCAGGAGACCGTGCGCGCGCGCGAGCGCGAGGTCGCCGACATGCGCCGCGAGTTGTCGGAGATGCGCCACACGAAGCCACCGGAGAACCCGGTGCTGGACCGCATCCTCACCAACGCCATCGACGGCAACAACGGCCAGGTGCTCGCGCTGCGCACGCAGCACGAATCCGAGGTTCGCCAACTCAAGGAGGCGGCGCACGCGGACATGGCGCGCGCCGAGGATCGCCACGATCGCGCGAGGGAGGCAGCGGAGCGCGCGCACGAGCGCGAGATGATGAACACCAAGCAGAGTTACGAGCGCGAGATCACCGCGCTGCGCCAGTCGCACGAGGTGGCGATCGCCTCGATGAAGGCGACCAACGACGTTCAGGTCAGCGTGCTCAACGCGGACGTGCGGCGCCTCGAGCGCGACAACGCCGAGCTCCGCATCGAGGTGAAGGAACTCCGCGAGAAGAAGGAGAAGCCGCTCCTCGAGCAGATCAAGGACATCAAGAACCTCAAGGACGTCATCGCGGGCGACGAGGAGCAGGAGGACGCCTCGACGATCGGCAAGATCTTCGGTGCGCTCACGCCGGAGAACATCGGGGCGGTCACCTCGGTGTTCAAGGGTGCGGCGCCCGCTCCGGCCGCTCCGCAGCAAGCGCAGGCACAAGCGCCCGCGCGCCCGCGCATCGTGGTCGACGCCCAGGGGCAGCGGTACAAGTCGGACGGCACAACGCTCCGGCCGGTCACCCGGAAGCCCAAGCTCGTGCCGGGCGCGAACGGCGAGGCCATCGAGATCCCCGTGGTCGACCCAGCCGATCTCAAGCGGCTCATCTCGTACCTGGAGAGTTCGTTCGGCGCTGGCGCGGACCCGGAGATCGTGGCGCAGAGCGGGCGCTCGGCCATCCCGGCCGACATTCTGGCATGGCTGCGCAAGCATCACTCGCCCGAGATGGCCGGTATTGACCTCTTCATGCAGAAGGTGGCACAGTTGCCGGGTGAATCGCCCCTCTCATCGCAGTCAGGCAAGAACTGGCTGCGCAAGGTCGGGGCCGCCCTCATCGAGTAACCTGAGCCCAGCCAGCTTCCGTTGGAACACGCTACGTGTGCCACTGGGACCGATCAACTGCCAGCCCTCATCTTCCCGGGTGAACGCTGTGCTTGCCCACCAACCCGAATAGCGCCCGCCTCGCCCCGCTCGTCCCCCAGTCGGGGATGGGCTATGGGGGGGCGCGTCTATTCTGGCTCCCGGACCAGGCGCCGACGTCGCGCATCGGGTACGCGGGCGCGCCGCAGACCATCGACGTCATGCGGCGCGCCGTGCTGGGCGACGCGGACCACTTCGAGACGCGGCAACTCGCCGAGATCGTCTGCGAGTGGCTCGACAGCAAGGACTACACGTCCGAGTACCTGGCGCTGTACCAGTTCCTGCTGCAGCGCACGCGGTACATGCGCGACCCGCGTCGCACCGAGCTCGTGCGCGCCCCACACCTGATCAGCAAGCAGATCATGGCCGGTCACCGGCCGTCGCTCGATTGCGACGACATGGCGTGCTGGCTGGCAGCTGCGGTAATCGCGGTCGGTGGTCGCGCCGACTTCGCGACCGTCGCGTTTCAGCGGATGTTCTTCCAGGGGCAGCCGCAGTATTCCCACGTGTTCACGCGCGCCCTCGAGCCGCGAACCGGCACGCACATCGTGCTCGACCCCGTGGCGGCAGAGAAGACCCCGCAGATGCTCTCTCGCGTCAAGGCCGGGGCGACCTGGCCGGTGGCGGCCTAAAGGACAACGAAATGGCATACAACCTACCACCACCATGGTCCTCGGGGTACGCGATCCCGGACAACGTCGACGACGAGGGCCTCGAGCGTCGAGCCTTTATCACCAAGCAGATGCCGCGCGGCACCTACGATGACCCGCGCGTCGGAAACGGCGGTTTCGCCGTGCCGCAGTACATCGACGATGAAGGGTACGGGCAGGGCACGTTCACCACGAAGTGGCAGCCGTCCGGATCGTACTCCGGTCCCAAGGTCCCGGTGTGGCTGAACCAGCGCCCGAAGCTCGTCGCGGCTCGCCCGCTGCCGGGCGGCGGCCGTCAGGTCACGGTGCAGCCGCTGAGCGGCGACGAGCCGCTGCCGCCCGCGGTGGAGAGTTACGGTGCCAAGGCGGCCCAGGCAATCCTGGCGCAGGTCTCTACGCTGCCGCGCGCGCAGCAGGAGACCGCGCTCCGCGGGATCATGGGCCGCATCGACAAGTCGCTGTACGACCGGACGCAGGACATCTTCCGACGCTACCTCGCGCAGGGCGTATCCCCCGCGGACGCCTTGCCACTGGCAATCGCGCGCGCGATGGCCGCTGGCGTGACGGCAGAGATCGTCACCAAGGGCGCTCGGCGCGTCGCACCCCAGGCTAACTCGTCCCTGGGCCTGGGGTGCTACATGCGTTCACCAGGGGCGATGGGCGACACGGCAGCACCGGCCAAGCCGGCCCTCAACTGCCTGCCGCCCGCGGGGTACAACTGGGTCGATGACGGGAAGGGCGGCTATCTCGTACGTGTGCGCGCGGGCGTGGCCCCGAATCCGATGCCATGCAAGGCCGATGGGACACCGTGGACCGTCACCAGCAGTACCGGCGCGCCGGGCGGCATCTCGACGGGGGCGTTGCCGCCGGGCACGTTCTCGATCGGTGGAATCAACTTCCAGAGCCCGACCGAGAGCGCAGGATCCGCGCAGCCACTGCGAACCAGGAAGCCCGATTTCATGGCCCGTGACCTTCGCACGCTCACGGCGGAGCAGGTGAAGTTCATCGGGGACATCCTGTTGGACAAGCCGGATTCTCCGCTGAAGGACCTCGAGTATCGACATACGTTCCGTCCTGAGGAGTTGGCCGTGCTTGCGAGAGCGGGGATATTCCCCGATACCAAGGTGAATTCCCTCGCGAGGAGGAACCTCTTCGCCCCTGGAACTGCCGTCGCGTACCTCCAGGACCCAAACAATGGGAGCAACCTGCAGTTGCACATGTTGTTCTGGCCTCTCGATCCCGACAAGGACTGGGCCGCGGACAACCCGCAAACGCTACGCGTGTGGCTGTCCAAGGTCCCCGACGTCAGCACGTGGGGTTCGATCGTCAAGACAGCATTCAAGATTCCAGGGGTGCTCATCAAGATCGCTGACCCGCTCGGCATTGGGCAGGCAATCTCCCAGAAGGTTGGAAGCGCCATTGCGGACGGCGTTCGCAAGGTCGGCGAGCTCACGTGCGATCTCGTGTCGACGCCAGGCGTTGGGGCCGCAGCCGGGGCTGTCGCTGGTGCATATGTGGGAAATCCGGCTGCAGGCGCGGCGGCTGGCAATGCTGGTGCTGGCGCGGCTGCGCGGGCGTGCAACGGCGCTCCGCCGCCACCGCCGCCGCCCCCAGTCGTAGCTCATAAATCAGTGCTACCGCTGGTGCTGATTGCTGGCGGCGGCGTGCTAGCAGTGGCCCTCCTGACCAAGAAAAAGAAGAAGTCATGAGCGAGACATCAATGGAATCGCGCGAGCTCCTGACCGCCATCGGCGTCGGGAACTTCAACGCCACGGGCATCATCCCGTACATGATGGTCGCTCCGGCCACCACGGACCCCAAGGCCAGCCAGATCATCATCCTCGTCCAGCAGATCCAGCGCGCTCTCTGGAAACTGGGGGCGACGGACGTGCTCGTGAGCGGGCGGCTCGACGAGGCGACGGAGCGTGCTCTCGAGCAGGTCGCTGGGCCGAACTGGGAGCGGATGTCCTGGGGTGCCAACGTGAAGGCGCTGATCGATGCGGAGCGTAAGGGCTTCCGCATCCAGCCGACCGTGGAGATGGCCTACCAGCCGATGACGTTCCCGGTTGCGGTCGAGGGGCCGCTCGACTTCCTGCCCGAAGTCCCGGGCGGCATCGTCACCTACGGGATCGGAGCCTACATCCTCTACCGCATGCTCTCGAAGCGGAGGTCTCGATGACGTACCTCGCACATCGCTCCGCGGTCGGCGACGACAACGGCGGCCTCGCGGACCTGCTCAAGGCCCTAGGGCCGTTCTCGGCCGTCGAACCGGACCCGTCGGATAACGTGAACCAGACCGCCAACGGCGGCTCGACCACGTCGGCCGCGGACTTCGTGACGGTGAACGGCGTGTGCAAGCCGATGAACTTCCCCGCCCTCAAGGTGGTTCAGGAGTTCCAGCGGCAACTCAACCGTGTTGCCCAGGCCAAGGGGTTCGGCAAGATCGTCGTGGACGGTTCGGTCGGCCCGGCGACGCTGGCGCTGTTTCGCCGCGTGCAGGCTGCGTCCGCCGGCTCGGTGATGGGTGACCCGTCGACCTGCATGGGCGTCGCGCCCGACGTCGATGTTCTGGCGGCCCAGGTGCGGGCGATGGCCGACGCGCTGAGCGTGCCGGCGACGGTCTCGGGGCCGCTCGCGGTCTCGGTGCCCACCATCCAGACCAAGAGCGGCAAGACGATCGTGGCGCCGGACGCGGGCGTCATGGCGTCGCTGGCCGCGCTCTCCGGTATCGAAAAGCTCGCGCTGCTCGGTGTGGCCGGTGGCATCGGCTACCTGCTCATGAACAAGCGCAAGCGAGGGAGGAAGTAAATGCGGTACCGACGATACAAGACGCGCGGGGGCGGCATCGTGGTCGCGCCGGTCGGGATCAACGGCCTCGGCGCCGACGCGGCACCCGAGCCATTTAGCTTGCGCCGCGCCGTGACCAGCGAGCCGGTCAAGACGGCCTCCGCGATCGCGCTCACCTACCACGGGTACCGCCGGACGGGTTCGATCATCTGGGCGCTCATCTACGGGCTCGCTGGGCGCCTCGTGCCAGTGGCCGCAGTGCCGATCTCCATCGCGCAGGGCTTCGGCCAGAAGAAGGGTTGCCCATGAAGTTCGCGTATCAACGTGGTGGTGGCTCCATCATCAACTGGAAAACCGGCATCCCGCGCCAGACCCGCGCGGCCGATGCGACCGCGCTCGGATGCTGTGGTCTCGGATCGCTCGAGGGGACGTCGCTCGACGGGTCGACGATCTTGCCGGCGCCCGGTGCTCCAGAGCCGATCGGCGTGACGCGACAGGCGCCAATGGGCGACTGCAGTTGTCACGGGTCGTGTGGATGCAGCGGCGGTGCGCTGTCCGGCATCGTCGAGTCGGTGCCGGGTGGCATGGCCACGCTGGCCGTGGTCGGTCTTTTCGTCGCCTGGAAGATGTTCGGAAAGAAGCGGCGCCGGTAGAACCATGCGGTACTCGGTTTACGACTACACGCGGCGCGCCTACGACTACTACGAGGCGCCAGGCCCCGGCGGAACCCACGCCGGGTCGCCATCGAAGGTGGCACCCGAGCCTGTGGGGCCTGGACTCGATGGCGACTTTGGGGTGTCGCCGTCGCGTGCGTCGTGGAAACTCCCCGTGGGAGCGACGAAGGTGGGCAGCGGAGAACTACCGCAGGGGCGCGTCGCGAGCCTCGACGGTTCTGACGAAGCCCTGTCGACGAGTTCATTGCTGTTGTACGCGGCGCTCGGATATCTTGCATGGAAGGTCCTGCGATGACGTACACCCGACGAGCGCGCTCGCGCCCACGCAAGGCCGCCGGTCTCGGCGACTGGTGGGACGACTTCATGAACAACCTCAACGCCGATCTCGGCTTGCCGACGACACGGCCCAGCGACGAGGCGCAATGCATCGCGCTTGCGAATGCCACCTTCGCTCCGATGGATGCCAAAGTGAGCGATCTGTCGGCGAACTGGAATCCGACTGGGTTCTATACGCCCAACGAGATTCGGACGCAGGTCGCCAACGTCATGGATACGGTGAGGACCGTGCAAGTGGCGATCGACCAAGCGCGAGCGGAGCCAAATGCATCACAGGACAGCATCATGCGCGCGGTCAACGACCTGGCGCGCGTGGGCGAGCGGTCGCTCGGCTATCTGGCTGCGGCCAACGACGCCGACAGTAATGGCGTCCGCCTCGTTAACGCGCAGGGCCTCAAGCGCTGGGTGGTTGACTCGCTCGCGACGTGCTCGTCTAGCATGGTGACCGCTGCAGTCGTCGGTTGCATCGCACCATGGTGGACTGGCAGCCTGGCCACCTTCCAGCGCGCGTTCGACAAAGCATGGTCGACGGCGAAGTTGCTGATCGGCGCGGTGCTGGCGATCGGTGAGACCGCGGTGCTGGTGGCCAACGACCTCCCCGACCTGTACCGAGTCCTGAAGTACACCGCGCTTGTCGTGGGCGGGTACGTGCTGTGGGAGCGGTATCTCGCCAAGGACTGACCATGCACGACGACGATGACAACGAAGACCTCGACGCGGCGATCCTCAAGTACGAGGAGTTCCACCGCTACGGTCACAAGCGCATCATCGTCGGTCGCGGCTTCGAGATGCCGGGGACCATGTACCGAGCTGGCAAAGCGCTGTGGGTGACCTACCGCTCGCCCAAGGTCGACCCGGAGACGTTGCGCAAGCCCAGGTCCCCGGTCAACTACATCCACGAGCACGACGCGGGCGTGAGCACGTACCTGCCCACGTCGGCGGATGCCGATGGCGGTCCGGCGGTGGATGTGCCCGCGAAGTTCCGCGACGCCACGGCGCTCACCCGTCTGGGCATCAACCTCGGCTTCTCGTACGAGATGCCGGACGGGTTCAAGCAGGAGATGCGCGCCACCCGCAAAGGCGGATACCCCGAGCTCTACGCCACGCCGGATGGCAACTGCCTGATCGTGATCGAGGCGCGCACGAAGGTGATCGCGATGATGTGGGGCGGCGGCCTTGGCGTCTACCCGAGAGGAATCGACGGATGACCCCGCTGACACCGAACATCGACCCGGCCACCCTGTCCACGCTCGACTCCGCGCTGATCGTTGCCGTCACCGCGCTAGCGCTGACAGTCGGCTTCCTGTTCAAGCACTACGCGGGCCGCATGGCGAAGTCGGAGGAGTCGCGCGAGAAACTCGACGCCGAGCACGCCAAGCAACTCGAGACGCTCTCCACCGCCCACAGTAAGCGGATCTCTGAAGTCGAGGGAGCGCGCCACCAGGCCATCATCGATCACGCCAAGGAGCGCGAGGTGTGGGCCGCGGAGCGCGTTCGGCTCGACGGCATCCATGACCGGCTCCGCGCCGAGTATGCCCACCGCGAGGCGGAGAACCTCCGCAAACTCTACGAGGACGCCCGCGAGGCGGAGAATATTCAGCGCCGCGAGTACATCCAGAACATGGAGACCGTTGCGAAAACCGCCGCAGATGCCGACGAGAAGCTCGGCAACGCACTTCGCAAGATCAGCGATCGCCTAACCGGGCGACGGAAGGATATCTAGATGTCGTTCGTCAGATTTGCTGAGGGCAGCGGCGGCCAAGAGCTCAGCGCATCCCCCGCGTGCGTTCGCGCCATCGACGCGTACCTGAGCATCGGCCGCGCCGCCGACCAACTATCCAAGGCGCTGGACGGCCTAACCCAGCCTGGTAGCTATCAAAAGCTGGACGATGAGGACAGCCTCGTGATCGTCTTGCGCGATTTCTTGCCGACCGATGACGGTCACGACAGTGGCAAGAAAGACGAAATAGGGGGTTGACTTAAGTATGCCCACCCTCGATGTCCGATCAGGTGGGCATCCTCTTCGTCAACGGTAAGCGTCGCGGGCTTCGAGTCCGCGGCAGAGCGGTGATCAAGAACCCAGCTCGCCGGAAGCGCCGGGCGTCCCCGCGGAAATTGTATCGCATGGGGAGGACCTTGTCTCGGTCGGAGCGAAGGGCGCATGACGCCGGCGTGACAGCGTACGCCAAGTATCAAAAGGCGCGCCGCGCCAAGAAGGTCAAGGGCCGCCGCAGGCGCCAGCCGTCCGCGCTCGCGCGGTACCGGAAAGCGCGTCGCGCCGGGAAGAGTTCGTCCAGCACGAAGCGTGGCCGTCGAGCCCGCAGGAGCAAAGCTACTATGGCGAAGCGAAAGAAGTCATCGAAGCGGTCTCGCGCCATGAAGCGGCGCTGGGCGGCTCGCAAGAAGGCCGGCAAGTCCGGCGCGATCGGTCGCACGCGTCGTCGTCGGCGTTCGCGCAAGGCGAGCGCCCCGAAGCGCCGTCGTCGTCGGCGTTCGCGCAAGGCGAGCGCCCCGAAGCGCCGTCGTCGTCGGCGTTCGCGCAAGGCGAGCGCCCCGAAGCGCCGTCGTCGTCGGCGCAAGAGCTCGCGCACGCGTCGCAGTTCGCGCATGCACTCGGTGCACTCCGCGCGCACCGTGCGCATGACCTCGAACCCGGGGCGCCGCCGTCGTCGGCGGCGTCGGCGTGGGTCCGTGCGGCGCCGCCGCCGTGGCGCGCGGCGCATGCGCCGTGGTGGCCACCGCCGCTACCGCCGCAACCCGGGCATGTTCGGGGGGCTGATCGACATCGCCAAGAGCGCCATCCCGGTGTTCGCCGCGCTGTACGGCAGCAAGTTCGTCGTGAGCTCGGTCGCGGCGCGCGCGACGTTCCTCGGCACGGCCGCCGGCCCGGTGCTGTCTGTCGGCGCGATGGCGCTCGCGAACTGGGGCGCCGGTAAGGTCGCGTTCCTGGCGAAGCACAAGAACGCCATCCTGCTGGGCACCGGCCTGGGCGCGCTCGAGTCGATCATCCGCACGTTCGCTCCGGCGAGCGTCAAGGGCATGATCGGCCTGTCCGACTACGTCCAGATGGGCGACTACATCGCGGTCGGCGCGACGCCCATCAATGACAGCATGACGCTGTCCGACTACATCGCGGTCGGCGATGGCGTCGAGGAGGAACTCGGCCTCGAGGAGGAACTCGGCGTCGAGGAGGAGCTCGGCGGAACGATGGGCGGCCTCATGGGGGGCGGCGGCAACCTGCTCGCGCCGGTTCCGACGCAGTCGTTCCTGGCGCCCGTGCCGGCGAGGTCGTTCACCAAGCAGATCCCGGCCGCCGGTACGAGCTACGACAACCCGGGCCAACTCTACAACGGCATCTTCGCCGGCAAGTTCGGCGGCTGATCGCCTGACCCGCGGTTCATCCGCGGACACGACATCTGAGATGCGGCGGGCGACCCCCGCCTGGTGATCGCCGGAGATTCTTCCGGCCCATCACCGAACCAAACGTACATCAGCAAGGACAAACAGATGCCTCGTCTCCATGGATACCGCGAGCGGCTCCACCAGCCCCTCTGGGACACCCTCATCCGCACCACGGGTGACCCCACCACGCCGATCGTCAACAGCACGAAGCTGTTCGGCAACGCGAACATCGGCAACCTCGCGCTGACCAACCTCCAGACCGCCGGCCAGTTGGCGTCGGATCAGACGTACGTGATCCTGGCGATCCGGTGCTTCGAGTATTTCGACGGCACCAACCGCCGCGACAACTACCTGAACGTCACCAGCCAGTTGTTCTGGACCCTGACCGTCGGCACCAAGCCGATGTTCCAGGCGCCGTGCTGGTACTTCCCGGCCGGTGGTGGCGTGTGGGGCTTCGACTCTTCGCAGTCGGTGTTCTCGAACGGCACGCCCGAGCAGGCGTCGATCCTGAAGCTGGCCCGCCCGATCATCGTGCCCGTTCGCCAGAACTTCGCCGCCCAGGCGGACTTCTTCGCGATCGGCACGACCTCGGCGCTCGACCAGCTCAACAGCGGCGCGACCGACGACGTGAAGAACATCATGTTCATGCTCGACGGTCTCCAGACCCGCGACGTCCAGTAGGACGCGCCGCCCGACGGCTCCTGAACAGGTCGCCGGGCACCACAACTGAAGATGCCATCTGAGACGCCTGTCCTACCGCCGATCTCGCTCGGCGAGCCCGGAATATCCGGGAACCCCACATAAAGGGAGTCCTGACATGGCACTGTCGCAAGCCGAAGCCGCGATCCTCCGCAGCCACAAGACCGCGCTGACCACTCTGCAGGCGCAGATCGGTCAGTTGGCCCAGGCGTTCAACCAACTCAACGAGCGCCCGGCCTCGGTCCAGGAAGAGATCGATCGGATCCCCGGGCGCCGCATCGAGAGCGTGCTCGCCGGCGAGGTCACCTTCACCGCCTCCGACGAGGGCCAGGCCGGCGCGCCGATCATCATCACGGTGTCGCAAGATGGTCCGTTCATCATGACGCACTATCCGATGGCGCTGTGGCGGCCGAGCGCACCGAGTGGCGCCACGAACCTCGGCCGGTGGCGCCCGGTGTCCACCTTCCCGCTGCCGACGCAGCAGGTCGGCACCGACATCATCGATCTCATGTACGAGATGCAGGACGGCGGCGCGCAGCGCAACATGCAGAACGCGCCGCGCGGACCGCTGTTCTCGCGGCCAGACAATATCGTGCCGTGTCCGGTCCCGACCATGTGGTCGCCGAACGCGACGATCGTGTTCCGGCCGAACTACCTCGCCTTCACCTGGGACAGCACCGTCCCTCCAACCGAGGGCACGTTGCACGTCGATCTCATCGGCTACCGCATCACGAACCTCTAAGCCCATGACGTACCTGCGCCCCATGGGAGATGACAGTGTCCAGGCCACCGGGCCGGCCGCTGTTTTGGCGCGTCAGGTCAATCGGTTCATGGCCGCAAAGGTGCCGTACCAGTTCATCACCGCGCCGCTGCCGATCGGCAACCAGGTTACGCCCGAGCTCGCGTTGGCCGCGGTCCTGATCTATCAGCGGAAGGCGACCGACTCGTTCACGCAGTTCCATGACGAAGGCTCGCGGCTGGCCATCGAAGCGGCGAACATGGCGTTCGCCAACCCGGTCTCGTTCGTGTCGTCTCGCATGGCCGAGATGACGAACGCCGTTTCTGGCATGGCCGACTCGCTTGGGCTACCCGCAGCAGCGAGTGACGACCAGATTGTGGGGATGTCGAAGTCGACGCTCCTTTTGATTGCTGGCGTCGTGGGTGTCGTGTTCCTCATGCGCAAGAGAGGAGGCCGGTGATTGAAGTCGGCTGAGGTCGCTCGCCGGTGCGAGCGCAATGAGGGCGACGTTTCTGTCTTCGCGTCGTCACCAAAAATCCCGGGAAGGATGCGATAGCGCGGGCGGGCGACCTCAGCCGACTTCACACCAGCACCAAATGACGTATCAACGCAGGACATCTCTAGGCGGCATCGGCGACACCATCTCGGCGGCAGCGAACGTCGTCAACGATCCGTACTTCAATGAGGCAGTCTGCCTCGCGGGACAGCTTCGGAGCGTCGAGCGAGGTGAGCCGGTAATCGCGTGCGCGAAGACCCCGCCAAACCTAGCCGGCGGCGCCGGGCTGCGAAGCCTGATGCCGGCGCTTCGCGGCTACGCGTTCGCGCAGCAGAACAAATGGGTGTACCCACTCGCGCTCGCCGCGTTGTTCGGCGTGCCAGCGCTGATCGGGTACGAGCTCGGAAAGAAGCACCGATGAAGACCTCCACCGTGCTCATCCTGGGTGGCGCCGCCGTGGCGATCTACTACCTGTCCAAGAAGTCGGCAGCCACCGAGGCCGCCACCTCTGCGCTCACGGCCGGTGGCACGCAGTCGCCGCCGTTTGCCCCGCAGGTCGTAGTGAACGTGGAGGCGTCGGACATGGACTACGATCCGCCCGCTGGGTGGGGCATGCCGTGGGGGCCGTCGTGGGGCTCCTATCGCGCTGGTAGGGGGCGGGGCGGTGGCCATGGGGGCGGCCATGGCCACCACGGCCGAGGGAGACGGTAATGGGGTACACGCGAGATAGCGACCGCGCGACGCGCGGCGTGGGGGCGATCGCCGCTTCCGACATGGTATCGCCGTCGACCCGCTATCGCCGGGTTCAGGTCGGACGCGCAACCCGCGCGCGAGATCGCCTTATGGCGGCCGTCGCATCGGGAGCACTCGGCGCCATCAATCAGGACACTCCGGATCGTCGTTCGCCGGGCGGCAACCGCGCACCGGATCGGCGCGCACCGGATCGCGCACCGGATCGTCGTCCAACGCCGGTACCAACCAAACCAGCAACCCCGGTCCCGCTCCCTGGCATGCGAGGCGTGCGAACACTGCAGCCCGGTGCGTACCACAGTCCGAATTCTCCCCTGCCGCCGCCGGCGGCGATCCCGCCCGGATTCGTTCCGGGCACTAGCGCCCCGCTCCCACCGGGAGCGATCGTGCGTGACCATCGCGGTACGACGTCTCCCACGACGCCGCCGACGACACCGACAGCCCCAACGGCCCCAACGACACCCACGACCCCGGTGCCAACCGGCCCTGGCATCGTGCAGCCTCCGGTGACTGGTGGCGGCGGTGGTGGCGGCGCGGTAACGACTCCCGATGGCGGACGAATCGTCATGGGTCCCAATGGGCCAATCGTCATTCCGCCCAGCCCGGAGATCCCAGACGCGGACGGCGCCATGATCGCAGGATACCCGATGACCACGGTGCTCCTGGTCGGCGGCGCCGCCGTCCTGGGGGCCTACCTCCTACTCAAGGATCGGAAGAGCTCATGAGTTATCACCGACGCGGCATGGGCGATCCGGTCACCGCTCCTCACGAGGTCGATCCGACGATCTTCGACCCGAACTCGAGCAACCCGCCCATCGACATCACCGGCCCCAAGCGGATCCCGTGCGATCAGTTCCCGGCGGATCACCCGTTCAAGCGCATCGGCGCTGCTTGCGGCCCGAGCATGCTCGACTGGCTCAAGGATGCGCTCTCGAGCGCAGTGAGCGGCGGGGCGCAAGGCGCGCAGCCCGAGCCAAAGACCAACTACGTGCCCTACGTCGTCCTCGCGGCCGGCGGCGGCCTCGCTTACTATCTCCTGTCGAAGAAGAAGGGGAAGATCTGATGTACACCAAGCGCGTCATCCGCAGTAAGAACAAGCGCTCCCTACTCGGGGGCGTCCTCGGGGCGTTCGGCGGGTTCTCGTCGGATGACCAGTGCTCGACGATCCCCATCGGGGATGGCTACCGGAAGCCGGGGAACTACTGCGCGACCCCGGACGGCGGCATGACGACGTTCAATTCCGACGGGTCGACGTATCGCGCGCCGGGCGCCGTGGATCCCGATCCGGCGCACCCAGCGGGGATGAGCGCAGGCGGCGGAATCCTGGACGCCATCCTCCGCTTCCTCCCCGGCCAGCAGCCGACCGTGATCGCCCCGCAACCTAGCACCGGCCTGTCTACTACTACCGCGATCGCCATCGGTGGCGGTATCATCATGCTCGCGCTCATCCTCAAGAAGCGCGGCTAAGGAGACACCACCAATGGCGTACGCGCGAAACAACCTCATCAGCCGATCCGGGTACGCCGGGGTGGGCGACTTCTGGGATGACATCGGGGGCGGGGCAAAGGCGGTCCTCGACTTCTACAACCGCAGCCAGCAGTCGGCGGGCGCGGCTGCTGCGGCAGCCCAGACCAACCGCGACCTCGCGGCAGCGCTGGCTGCCCAGCAGGGCGGGATCTCCACCACGACGCTTCTCCTGCTCGGCGTGGCCGGGCTCGGCGCCGTTTTGCTCCTGAAGAAGTAGACTCGGTTCCATGACCAAGAACTCGCTCTCCATCGACCTCCGCGACCCCCGTGTTCAAGACATGATGGGCGTGAAGCCGGGCTCGCTTGCCAGTGGCAAGGAACGCGAGGTCGTGCGCATTGCCGGAGACATGGAGACCGGGATCTCGATGACGACCAGCCTCACGGCAGGCAAGCAGGAGGTGGTGGTGGTGTACGGCGACCAGTTCTTGACGGTCGATGTCTACGCCATCCCCGGTGAGCCGCTGGTCGCGCACATCATCTGCCCGCGCTGTCGCAAGCAGTCGCGGATCCCTGGTGATCGCAAGGCGATCGACTTCGACCCGTCGGCGGTTAATCCGATGCGCACGACGATCCTGGCGACGCAGTCGCCGGACCTGATGGCGGCCGGCAGCATCGGGCGTCTCTCGATCGAGCCGTTCGAGTGCGCGTGGGAGATGGGCGACGACAGGCACGTGGCGGGCGCGCTGCACAGTGGCGTGTCGCTGTGCCGGCTGCGCATCGGAATCACTAACAACCGGGCGATGGACGCCTAGAGGCGAAAACGATGACGTGGTCTCGGGGCGGCCTGATCAATGAGATGAGCGAGGCGCTCTGGGAGAGCGTATCGCAGACCCGCGGCAAGGCGCCTGCGCCAGCGCGCAAGGCCGCCGAGGCTCTCGCGCGCCTCTACGAGGAGGTGAACCGCACCGGCCTCGTGGGCATCGCCGATCAACTTCACCGATCCGCATCGGACCTCCGTCCGTCGGACGTCGGCGAAATCCTGGTGTCCTACGCGATGGGCGCTGGTGGCGAGTGGGACTCGGTGGTGTACGGCGCCGGACTCCGCGTGCCGACGTTCACGGCCGAGCTCGAGTCCCGCGATGGGGTTCTCGAGTTGACCTGGGACGGCGGCACCGAGGTGCAGAACCCGGCCAAGCGAGACGTCCCAGCCGCGAACAGCCAGGATCGCATCATCCTGCTCGAGGACGATCCGGTCCTGCAGGCCGGTACCACGAAGATGCTCGGGCGGATCTTCAAGGGCACGCCGGTCATCGTCTCCGACAACGTGGACGCGGCGATCGCGAATATCAAGGTCCACATGGTCGGCCTCATCGTGAGCGACGTGGACGTGCTCGGGGACAAGAGCGGCATCGACCTGTTTCATTGGGTGGAGGAGAACCGACCGGACCTCGTCGACCGGTTTGTGTTCTTCACCGGCAACCCCGCGGCGGAGTTCGAGCACTATCGATACCTCGCCAAGGGCGGCGCGCTGGCCAAGGACCTCAAGGAGGTGATCTTCGCCAAGCGGCCCGCGCGCGACACGGATCGGATGTCGAAGCCGAAGTCGCCTCGCTCGCCCGCGCGTGCGCCGTCGCCCGTGGCCTCGCGGACGGTCAAGCTGTCGCGACCGCCCGACGCAGTGCTGAGCCCGCCGCCTCGCCCCCGGCCGACCAAGACCGGCGCAACGCGCGCGGATTTGCGAGACATGAGGCGCCACGAGCGCGAAGCAGCCGAGTACGACCGGCTACTCGCCGCGCCAGGGCCGCATGCGAAGCCCGCCCCGTTGCCGGATCCCGGCGCATTCGCGGCGGACTTCGCCCGCGACTTCGAGGCGGCGTTTCGCCGGATCGACAAGGGCCACAACTACGTGCTGCTCTACGACCTGCGCAAGGCGATGCCGCAGTACTCGCACGAGGAGTTCAACGCAGGGGTGAACGACATGCGCCGGCAGAAGGTGTTGAGCCTCGACAGCGCGGACGGGCGGCACGTGAAGCTGACCGATGAGCAACTCGCCGGTGGCATCTTCGAGGGCGACTCGCGGCTGCAGTACGCGGCATATCGCCAGCGACTCGGGCATGCGCCGGCTGCGGTTCCAGCGCGGTCGGCGCGACGCGAGATGCCCATCGAGGAGTTCGCCCAGGCGGTCAACGCGGCGGCCGATGGGATCGGGGACGAGAGCGAGGTCGAGGGCAAGGCGCGCGGCCGGTTCGGGGGCAAGGTGTTCATCGCGGCGATCTGGCGAGACCTCCAGAACGACCCTCGGTTTGCCTCGATGTCCGTGGAGGAGTTCAAGCGGCGTCTGCTCGAGGCGCATCGCCAGCGTCTGCTCACGATGGCGCGCGCGGATCTCGTCGCCGCGATGGACCACAACGAGGTGATCGGGTCGGAGATTCATGATCGCGGTGCCACATTCCACTTCGTGCTCAACGAAAGGGACAGGTGGTGATACGTGACCTACGCCCGCGCCGTGCAGGCGCTGGGGGCGACCCCCGTCGAGACCGCCGCGCCTGCGCCAGGTAGGCCGCAGCCGCCGATCTACCCGCTCCAGGTCGGCGCGCATGGCGGATACCTCGAGGTCCGGGCGACGCCTGCGGACGGGTCGTGCGGCGTCGGGCTGTACCCATGCCGTCATCCGGGCGTGGACGTCGCGGGCTTCGCAGGGACGACCGTGGTGGCGCCGGAATCCGGGACCGTGGTCGCGACAGCGGACGGCAACAGCGCGCCGTTCGTGGGCTATGGCCCCTGGCTCATCATCATCCAGGGAGACAGCGGCAAGTTCCACCTCCTGGCGCACCTCGAGCCGCTGACCGCCGCCTATGCGCCCGCGGGCGCTCGAGTCGCCGCCGGCCAGCAGGTCGGCGTGACGAGCTCGGCGAACCACACGCACTGGGAGGTGCGTCAGAAGATGGTGCCGGACTTCGCGGCCGGCGAGAGCAACTTCACGAACAACGATGACCCGCTCGGCTGGCTGGCGCTGGCTGGGATCGGCGTCGGGGCGGTGCTGGTCGTCGGCGGGGCCGCGGTGTTCCTGTGGCTCCTCTATCAGCGGAGGCGACACGTATGAGCAATGTCTTCACCGAGCTTCCGGTTCCGCTCGGCAACGGCAACGGAACCGCGGTCGACGTGTCGACGTTCGGCGGCACGAAAACCGTCGTCGTGGTCGGAACCGCGCGCTCGGCGATCAACATCGAGTTCAACAACAGCGACGATCCGGCGCTCGGGTCGTGGCAGTCGCTGACCACCATCCACAACAGCGGATCGATCACGGTCTCCGTGGCCGCGCGGTGGATGCGCGCGAGCGTGTCCGCGTACAACACCCGGGTCGGTGGCACGAGCTCGGTGCACGTCGGCGCGACCGATGCCGGGGCGACGTTCGTCGAGCTTCCGGTGCCAGCCGGCAACGGCGTTGGTGACTCGGTCGATGTGAGCTCGGCGCTGCTGGGCCTGTTCAAGACGGTGCAGGTCGGCGGCCCGTTCCGCGGGTCGCTGATCGTCGAGGTGTCGGTTGACGGCGACGAGTGGGCGCAGCCCTTCGCGTTCTACCGGCCGAACGCCGAATCGACGGTGGTCGTGGCGCGCCTCATGCGCGTCAAGCGCGCGGGCGTGCCGCCCATCAACCCCGGGCTGCCCGTCGTCAACGTCGGCGCGACCACACTCGGCGAGGGTGGCGGGGGCGGCGGGACCTCGACGCTGGTCGTGTTCGACTACATCGTCACCGGCGAGGAGCCGGACCTGTCCGAGCTCACGATCCCGCTGCCGACCGCGCAGACCGCGGTCTACGGCGTGACGTGCACCTGCCAGAGTGTCGTGGCGATTGTCGCCTTCGACATCCCGCGAGACCAGCAGACCACGACGGAGTTCGTGTGCATCGCGACCGCCGAGCTCCAGGCCGGCGACCGCATCACGTTCTTCGTCTCCCCCCTCACCTCGAGCCCAACCTGAGGATCCCATGGCGAAGCCGTTTGCATGTCGTGTAGTGGCCGGCGAGTCCGTGACGGTGCGCGTGCTCGATTCGACCGCGCGCATGATCCTCAGCAAGGACGGTCCGGACGAGGTTCCGACAGCGCTCCTGCAGGCGTCGAGCACCACGCTGGTCGCGTCCGGCGCCGGGAATACGATGGCGCTGACCTGCGACGACGGAGCTGGGATGCACCTCGTCACCGATGGCGCCGACCTGCTGCTCGAGAATTCCGGCACGCAGATCACCTCGAACCTCGCATCGACGGGCAATCTGCTCGTCACCAACACCAACGGCAACGTGGTGACCACGGCCGGGCAGATCGTCGAGACCGCGCAGATCGCGGTCATCAACGGCACGGCCACGGTGCTGCAGACGATGCTCACCCTGGGCAATAGCGCCACGCTCAACCCGTCGAACGCCAACTACGCCGAGCTCGGCCCGAGTCAGGCTACCGGGCTGAATCTCGCATCCCGGCTCGACGTCTTTCCGAACGTGGCCGGGACGACCATCGACTCCATCATCATCGCGGCGCCCAACCCCGATGGGCGGCAGATCGCCATCCAGAACATCGGCACGGCGGGCGGCCAGACGCTCACCCTCCGCAATCAGAACGGCGCCGGCACCGTCGGCGGCCAGTTCTTCGGGCCTGGTGATTACGTCATCCCCGCGGGCGGCGGCGTGATCATCACCTTCGACTCGACAGCGCCCGGGTTTTGGTTCGTTCGAGGCGTCTAAACAGGGAGTTCATCTATGGCGAATCAATTCGTTTCTCTCGCAGTACCGCTCGGCAATGGCGTCGGCGCCGCCACGGATGTCTCGACGTTCGGGGCCACCAAGACGATCACGGTCGTCGGCACCGCGCTGTGCACCATCACCATCGAACTCAACAACGACGCCGCCCAGGGCGGTGGCTGGCAGGCGGTGGCCAGCATTCAGAACAGCGGCTCGACGACCATCAACGTCGCGGCGCGGTTCCTGCGCGTGCGCGTCTCCGGCTACAACGTGAACGTCGGTGGCACGAGCACGGTGAACGTCGGCGGCACGACCTCCGGCACCACGTTCGCGTCGCTGACCGTCCCGGCGGGGAACGGCGTGGGCGCGTCCGTAGACGTCAGCGCGGACATCGGGCTGTTCAAGACGGTGCAGGTCGGCGGCGCCTTCGGCGGCGTGCTGATCGTCGAGATCTCGGTCGACGGCACCACCGATTGGGCGCAGCCGTTCCAATTCCAGGGGTCGAACCGCCTCGCGAGCGGCGTCATCGTCGCGAAGTTCATGCGCGTGCGGCGCTCGGGCGTCCCCGTGAACAACCCGGGCACCCCGCTGGTCAACGTCGGCTTCACGACGACGTCCGAGGACGCTGGCACCTCGGGTGCGGTCGCGATCTCCGCGGGGTCGCAACTGGCGACGACCGGCACCGTCGTGTTCTCGAACTCGAACGGCGTCACGTTCGGGATGTCGGGCTCGTCCATCGTCACCGCGAGCCACGATGGCCCGTCGGGGATCGCGGCGGCCGGCTCGACCGGCACATCGGGCACCATCGTGTTCTCGAACGCGAACAACGTCTCGTTCGGCATGAACGGGTCGGTGATCACCGCGACCGCGCAGACCGCTGGCGGCACCGCGTCGGGCATCGGTATCAGCGCGAGCGCATCGCTGGTCACCACCGGGGTGATCACGATCTCGAACAGCAACGACATCACGTTCGGGCTGTCGAACGGCGTGCTCACCGCATCGCGGCTCGGTCCCACCGCGATCGCCGCCGGCACGCAGACCGCCTCTTCCGGCACGGTGGTGTTCTCGAACTCGAACGGCGTCTCGTTCGGCCTGTCCGGCTCGTCGGTGGTTACCGCGAGCTACACGCAGTCGACCGGGCCGGCGGCGATCAGCGCCGGTACCGCCTCGGTTGGCGCCGGTACGGTCGTGTTTTCGAACTCGAACGGCGTCTCGTTCGGCCTCAGCGGATCGACGGTGACCGCCTCCAAGCTCGGCCTCGACGCTGTCATTGCCGGGACGGCCACGCAGTCCGCCGGCACCGTGTCGTACGCCAACTCGAACGGCGTCACCTGGGGCCTCAGCAACTCCACCTTCACCGCCTCGGTGCGGCCGTCGATCGGCGTGCAAGCGGGCGCATCGACGCTCACCAGCGGCACGGTGGTGTTCTCGAACTCGAACAACGTCTCGTTCGGCTTGAACGGGTCGATCGTCACAGCCAGCGCGGCGGGCGCCAGCGCCGCGGCGATCGCGGCCGGCACGCAGACCGCGACGGCGGGAACCGTCGTGTTCTCGAACAGCAACGGCGTCACGTTCGGGATGAGCAACTCGTCCATCGTCACCGCGAGCTACAGCCAGTCGACCGCGCCCGCCGCGATCAGCGCCGGTGCGTCGTCGGTCGGCGCTGGCACGGTAGTGTTTTCGAACAGCAACGGCGTCTCGTTCGGCCTGTCGGGGTCGACTATCACTGCGTCGGCGCTGGGCGTGGGGCCGAATGCGATCTCCGCCGGTTCGACAATGGCGACGGCCGGCACGGTGGTGTTCTCGAACTCGAACAACATCACGTTCGGGATGAGCAACAACATCGTGACCGCGTCGTTTTCGGCCACGGGAGGTGGCGGCGGCGTAGCACTCAGCGCCTCCGGGACGAGCCAGTCCGCCGGCACGGTGGTGTTCTCGAACGCCAACGGCGTCTCGTTCGGCATGAGCGGATCGACGATCACCGCGTCCGTGCCGGCAACACCGACCCTCGTGGGCGGGTACTTCGGCGACGGCTCCGACGGCAATGTCAGCATCACGGCCGGATCCACGCTCACGCGCGACATGTTCTATGACACGCTCACCGGTTCCTCGAGCGTGACGCTCGATTCGGCGGGGTTCCGGATCTTCTGTCGGACCGCGCTCGTTGGCCCTGGAAGCGGCACCTTCACGATCTCGCGCAAGGGCAACGACGCAGCCGGCAGCACCGGCGGCGTCGGGTTTCTGGGCACCGAGGGCTCGCTGAACAGCTTCAGCGGTGGCGGTTCCGACGGCCTCCAGAACAACGGCCAGAACGGCGGCGACACCAACAACGCTCCCACGGCGTTCCGCCCTGGCACCGGCGGCAACTCGGGCGCCTCGAGCAGCGGCAACACCGGCGCGACGGGCGGCGGCATCACCAACCTGATCCCGGTCTCGGTCGGTGGCATCAATAACCTCCCCGCAGCCCAGGTCGCGCGCCTCGGCACAACCAATACCGCCTCGATCTCCGGCGGCGCCGGCGGCGCGTCGGGCGCTGGCGTGACCGGCGTATCCAACGGCGGCGGCGGCGGCGGCGGCGGCGGGTATCTCGTGGTCATGGCCCGCACGGTCACCAACCCGGCCAACGTGCTCCTGACCGCCGCGGGCGGCGCCGGGGGCAACGCCGGTGCTGGCGCGGGTGGCGGTGGCGGTGGTGGCGGCGGATACATCTGCCACGCGGTGGGCGGTGGTACCGCGGCGACGACCGACGTGGCAGGTGGCGCGGCCGGCGCCGGTAACGGCGGAGGATCAAACGGGGTCGCCGGTGGCGACGGCAAGGCGATGGTGTTCAACTTCGGCGTGGCGTGACTCTGGCAAGGTGGTGAGCAGATCCCCGATGTGCCGTTGGCGCTCGCCGGGATCGCTCCTTCTGTGGCATGGTGGCGTCCGTGCCGGGATCTGACGACAAGCCCACCCATGTGAACGTCATGTTGGAGCTCGCCCAACTCCAACACGCCATGGCTCCGGACGCCGAGGCGCCGGGCTTGGGCTTCGAGCGGGTGTCGACCATCGCGGGCAACACCTACCGGGACCAGTCGACCATCGTCATCATGCCCACGCGCGAGCCGCTGATCCACTTCCGGGTCGCGGCGGCGCTGTGGGGGATGATCGCGCCGATGAACCAGAAGCGGCACCTGATGATCTGCCACGGCGACGAGGTGGGGATCGCCTACGACAAGATGGTGCGGTCGATCCTGGACCATCCGGACCTCGGGAAGTGGAAGTACATCATGACCGTCGAGTCGGACAACCTCGTCCCGCCCGACGCGCAGAAGCGGCTCCTCGAGACCATCGAGGCCGGCGCCTACGACGCCGTGTCGGGGCTGTACTTCACCAAGGGCGACTTCAACATGCCCATGGCGTACGGAGACCCGCAGCGGTTCGAGACCACCGGCGAGCTCGAGTTCACCCCGCGCAACGTCACCGAGGCGCTCCGGTGCGGCCAGGTGATGCCGGTGAACGGGATCGCGATGGGCTGCGCGCTGTGGCGCATGGACCTCTTCCGCGAGATGCCGCAGCCGTGGTTCGTGACGGTCGACGACATCCTCGATAACAAGCCCATGGGGTTCACGCAGGATCTGTGGTTCTGTAAGGAGGCGCGGCGGAAGGGGCGGCGGTTCGCGGTGGACTGTAGGGTGAAGGTCGGGCACATGGACCTGAACACCGGCGAGGTGTACTGATGGCAATCATCATCTGGTCCATCGTGGCGCTCTGCTCGTTCGCGGGCAGCGACGCCGCGCGCAAGAAAGCCGTGGAGCGCGTGGGGCAGTGGGCAGAACTCGCCTGGGTGGCGGTCCTCGTGCTCGCGTTCTTCGGCGGCGCGGTCGCCATCTCGCGGGCGGTAGTGGCGGCCATCATCGCGCAGTCGGGCCAATGACCTGGGCGATCGTCCTCTTCGCGGTAGCGGCCGTATGCGCGCTCATCGTGGGCGTGTGCTACTGGACGATCGAGGTCGGCTTCGATGCGGAGTGGCCCGGAGAACCGCACCCGCACGAATGGGAACTGCTCGTCACCATGTCGCTGTGCGTGGTCGCGTGCCCGGCGTCGCTCATCGGAGGCATCCTGCTATGCGTTTTCTGACTCCAGATCTCGTGAGAATGGTCGAAATTATAGCATCGATGAACTCGTGCACAGTCGAGACACTCGACGTCGGGACTGATGCCGAGATGGTCTCCATCAAGGCCCCTAACGGTGGACTAGTGCTGATGCACAATCAGCTTCCGATTGTCGATGGCGACGGCTACGTCGTCGTTGTGAAGGTCGTCCATCCACCTAAGGTCATCCCGAAGAAACGACCCCGGCGCAAGAAGGCCAACCGATGACCACCGGCAAGGTCATAGACATCGGTCCGCGCATCCGCCGCAAGAAGCTCGAGACCTGCAATCACGACTCGGTGTCCGTCTCGATGACGAGACAAGAACTGACGTGCGATGAATGCGAAAAGGATATAGACCCGTGGGTCTGGATCCGGAGTATCTGCTTGCAGGGTGAGCAGTGGGCCGAGCACTACGAGAAGATGCACGCCGCCGCACAGGCGGACTTCGAGCAAAAGCTCGCCTCGTTGAACGCTCGACTGAAGCACCACGCCGACGAGGTCAATCGCCTCATCGACACCCAGAACCGGCTGAACAACGAAGAAGTCAACGGCGTCAAGCTACGCCACGCCAAGCGATACACGAGAAAGCGAAAGTAAATGCGCATCCTGATCACCGGCGGCTGCGGGTTCCTCGGCAGCCACCTCGTCGAACACTTCCTGAAGACCACCACGGCAGAGATCGTCGTGCTCGACAAGCTGTCGTACGCCTCCATGGGGTTCGACCGGCTCCGCCTCGTGCGTGATGGCATGGACGAGGCAGAGTTCACCCGCCGCGTGCGGATGCTCAACCCGGACCTGGCCTTGCCACTGGCAGATGGGGTGGTACGCGAGATCGGCGAGGTCGATTACATCATCCACGCCGCGGCGGAGAGCCACGTCGACAACAGCATCAGCGACCCACTGCCGTTCCTGCAGAGCAACGTGATCGGCACCCACAACCTCCTGTGGGCGGTCAGGCAGATGCCCAGCGTGCGGCGGGTATTCGTGGTGTCGACGGATGAGGTGTACGGTCCGGCGCCGATGCAGGGGTACGGCAACTTCGCGTCTCCGGCGATGGACAGGCTCGTGACGCTTGCGATGGACCTGATCGACATCCTATCCAAGTTCGGTGGTGCCGATGCTCAACTTGAGCGAATCGGTCTCGACAAGGAAACCTATCAGCGCATCTACAAGGACTTCTGGAATACGAGACACGCAGCCATGCACAGCGGTTTCGACGAGGCGGCCTCGTTCCGCCCGGCGAACCCCTACGCAGCTGCGAAAGCCGGCGGCGAGATGGTGGCCATGGCGTACGCCAACACGTACCGCCTGCCCATCACCATCGTGAACACCATGAACCTCATCGGGGAGCGCCAGCACCCCGAGAAGTTCGTGCCGCTCGTGATCCGCAAGATTCTCACCGGCGAGACCATCCACATCCACGCCGACCCGACGCGGACGCGCGCGGGGACGCGGTTCTACCTGCACTGCCGGACGTTCGCGAACGCGCTGGCGTGGCTGGTGGAGCAGGATGCTCGCAACCACGGACACCTCGAGGACGCGAACCTCGGCGCGATCGACCCGCTTCCGCTCAAACTTCACGTGTGCGGCGAGCGCGAGATCTCCAACCTCGAGCTCGCGCAGATCATCCACGGGGTCGTCGAGCGGCACGCACGCACGCGCGCATGTCAGGACTACGAGCTCAAGTACGAACTCGTCGACTTCCACTCGTCGCGCCCAGGGCACGACCTGCGCTATGCGATGGACGACAGCGCCATCCGCCGCATGGGGTGGCAACGCCCGATGGGCCTCGAGCAGTCGCTCGAGAAGACCGTGCGGTGGTACCTATCCAATCCCCAGTGGCTGGGGCTGTAGCAGCCGACTCGAATCGAACTTCCCGATAACCCGCAGGAGTAGTCATGCCGAGCGACCGCGAGAACGTGCTGTCCGCGCCCTGTACGTGCGGCAGCGGCAAGCCCTACAAGGACTGCCACCAGGCCGTGCCGATCGCCACCAGCGGCAACGGAACGCCACTGCCAGGGCGATACACGGCTCCATACCCAACCCATTTCCAGGGGGAGACCCAGAGCATCCCGGCGCTCCAAGAGCCGGGGCAAGGAGAAGGGGCTCTCGCCAAGCCACCGGTCACCCGCAAGCTGGATCTTGCCAGTGGCCAGTCGCCCAAGGACGGCCACGAGGGCGTCGACATCTGGCCCGGCGCCCAGCACGTCGTCAACCTCCAGGAGTACCCCTGGCCGTTCGAGGACGAGTCGGTCCTCGAGATCCACTGCTCGCACTACATCGAGCACATCCCGATGGAGTACGTCAACCACTGGCCGATGAAGGTGCTCTACGAGACTCCGGTTCGCAAGGACGCGCTGTTCGCGTTCTTCGACGAGTGCTATCGCATCCTCGTGCCCGGCGGCTGGATGCACGTCACCTGGCCCTCGCATCGCTCGGATCGCGCGTTTCAGGATCCGACGCACCGGCGGTTCATCCCCGCGCAGACCATGATCTACATGGCCGAGCAGTGGCGGCGCGACGCCAAGCTCGACCACTACGCGGTGGACTGCAACTTCGCGGTGTCGTGCAACCCGACGATCTCCGAAGAACTATCCCTCCGGAACCCGGAGGTCGCGAACAAGCAGATCAACAACTACTGGAACACCACCGTCGACTGGGTGGCGAAGCTCCAGAAGTTGCCGCGGTTGCCGCCAAAGACCTGATTTCAGGCGACACGGCAAGGATAGCCTGGCATCCTCGAGTTCAGGCCGAGCAGTACGGACCACGCCAGGACTGAGCGACAATGAAAATCGTCCACCACAAGCCATATGCTCGCGGCGTTTCGCAACTGATGTACGTCGGCGACAGCGAGGCTGTCGATAAGGCGCTCATCGAGAAGAAGGTGATCGGTCTCGGGTTGGCCGCGTTCGTATTGTGGATCCTCGTCACCGAGAAGCCGAGGATCTACAGGTCATGGTAGCCGGCGGCCTTCACGAGCGCCGGACCTCGCGGGATGGAGCGACCGACTTCCAACTATGGAAGCGGCCCGACGGCAGCAGGTTCTACGCGCTCCCGTGGTGGATGCACGCGCAGCCGGTGGCCGATATCGCGCCGGACCAGAAAGCGCTGGGTTCATGGATCTCGTGGGACGGTGAGCGCTGGCGCCGCTATCAACCCGTCCAGGACGACGCCTACACCGACTGGTAGCCCATGCGCCTGCTCATCCGATACTTCGCCACCACGGACGACTCGCCCACCGGCAAGGTCGCCCTCGAGTACCTGAAATCGCTCCTGAGCATCGCACCGGTGCGCGTTGGGTCGATGACCGGCATGCTGTCGGGTTCCTGGGAACCCTACGCTCAGCTGCTCGCCACGCCGCTCCACGCGCGCTACGTCAACATCGTGTGCTGCGCCTCGAGCCGGTGGTCCTGGGTGCAGAACGTGCCCATGACGAACGCCAAGGGCCAGCGGGACGGCGTCGCCAGCGGGCGCCAGGAACTCTACACGGCCGGGGTTCACAACGTTCTCCTGGCACCTTCGTTTCCGGTGGACCCCTACGCGATCACCACCGCTGCGCGCTACGAAGCCGTGGTGACGCCGACCGACCAGTACATGGCCATGTGGCACAAGCACGCGATCGACACGACCGTGATCCCGATCCCGATCTCGAACGACATCGACCACGCCCGCTTGCGGAGCGCGGTCACGCCTGCCTGAACAACTTCCAAGGAGACTCTGAGATGAAGATTCCGACACCGGGACAGATCGTGCTGTTCCACTTCCACGATCGCGAACGCAAGGCGCTCGTCACTCGTCCTGCGGTCGTCGTCATCCCGCCTGATGACAACAGCGGCAGGCTGTTCTGCGGCCTGTATGTGATGTGGTGGCCGGACGACAAGCCGAAGCAGCCACAGATGCTGATTCTGAGCGGGTATGCCGCCAGCAGCATGCATGTCCCGACGACGGTCGCGCCCATGGCGTCGGACGGCGCCCCGGCTGACAACACGTGGACGCACCGCCCGGAGGATCTGTGAAGATTCCGACGATTGGGCAGATCGTGCTATTCCACTTCCGCCTAGGCAGATCGCAGCGCCTGTTCACGAGGCCGGCATGCGTCATCGCCGCCGAAAAAACCGGCCACTGTGACCTGAACGTCTTCTGGGGCGCGGAGGAATATATCTACGCGCGCACGGACCGCGCGATCAAGCCATTGGTTCTCGACGTTATCATCGCGCCGGATGGCATCCCGGACAATCACACGTGGACGTTCCGCCAGGAGGATCTGTGATCGACATCAAGGCGGAGCCTCGCGTGGTCACCTGGACGCGTCGAGGCGAAGTTTGCATTGGCGTCAAGAGTTGCGAATGGTGCGCAACTCTCACGCCGGATCCTACCGATGAACAGGTCATCGAGTTCATCAAGAAGAATCCCCACACCACGACGATGTGGCCGTTCGGCGGCGAGAACTACGGCGAGTTCATCCCGTCCGGATGGCGACACGTCACTATCGACGCGGATGGAAGCCCAGAATCGGGCCGCGGTGAGCGCGGAATGCTGTGCCCGGATTGCGTCGGTCGACTCCGACAGGCGCTCGCGGATCTGAAGTCCGGCAAGGATGGCCGGCGGTGAAGGTCCGCTACTACGGCCACCTCGGCAAGCCCACCGGCTACGGCGATGCCGCCGGCGAGTTCTGCATGAGCATGCTCGAGGCCGGGATCGACCTCGAGATCTCCACCGACGCCAAGCAATGCCCGAACCGCTTCTTGCCACTGGCACCTTTCATCCGGGACGTGAACGAGGACAGCGCGGACGTCGACGCGGTCATCATCCACACGCTGCCGGTGAGTTGCGGCGACGTCCTAGGCGCCGTCGGTCACCTGTGCAAGGGTGTGCCGCGGATCGCGTACACGACTTGGGAGGGGTTCTCTCCGATCTCGCAGGCGGTTGCTAAGGCGCTCACCCCGTTCGACGCGATCTGGGTTCCGAGCAAGCAGACCTGCCATGCGGTGAAACACGGGCCGGGCGACTTTGACCTCGCCAAGCGCGTCGAGATTATCCCGCACGCCTACGACCCGGCGACCAGCGCGCGCCATCGCGGGTGGCGACCAGCGACCAGCGCGTACAACTTCTACTACATCGGCGCCTGGAACCGCCGCAAGAACGTCGAGGGCCTCATCCAGGCGTACATCCGCGCGTTCGACGGGCATCACGACGTCCACCTGCACGTCCATTCGGCGGGGGCGCCGCAGACAGCGGGGCGGTTCGCGGCAATCGCGACTGGCGTACCGCAGGAGCAATGGCCGCCTATGTCGTTCTCCACTCAGCACCTCGCGGACGACGAACTCGACGCGCTCCATCAGGGCGGCCACTGCTTCGTCACCGCGACCCGGGGCGAGGCGTGGAACCTCCCCGCCTTCGAGGCGATGCTCGCACGGCGGCACATCATTGCGCCCAAGGGGCAGGGGAGCGACGACTTCCTCGCGAACACCTCGGCCGACCGCTACCGGTGCGAGGTTCGGCCGGCCGGCGGCGAGATCCGCACGGTGTCGATGGACCCCGCCACCGGCACCGGCCGGATGCAGTACATCGGCGCGCAAGGGATGTCCGTGCACGACGACTGGCACGACCCGGATCCATCGCAACTTGCGATCGCGATGCGCCGAGCGTATCTCGAGCGCATCACCAGCCTCAGACTTGACTACGACCCCGCCGACCGGTTCTCGCGCAAGGTCGTCGGGGCGAGCATCTATAACGCGATCGCGAGCATGAAACGGAAGACCTCATGAGCAATCACCCATCGATGCACAACACCATCACCAAGCTGTTCGAGACCAACGGTACACCCGACGCGGAGGGGCGCCGCTTGCTCGAGTGCGTCGTGCTGATACGAGGCAGTTCTCAGGCCATGCAGGGCGTCTTGTCGGTGGAACCCGAAGGCACCCTGAAACTGCTTAGCAAACTCGGAGAGACCAAGAAGGGCATCGACCGCGTCGACCACTTCATCGAGCAGTTCTTCGAGTGGGATGATGTCGTGCTGGTCGGTGTCGTGCGTGACGTCACGGTGAAGAACGACCTTCCAGTCCTTCGCTCATCGATCCTGGCGGGTTAGTCCTCGTCCTCGTCCTCGTCTTCATCATCGTCCTCATCGTCGTCGCCATCATCGGGCGACATGGCATCGAGGAGCTTGCGCTCGATCACCAGCGCGAGTTCTTCGACCCGACCGCAGCACCACGCGGTGTATGCGGCCGTCTCGTCTCCGCCGGCGGCCTTGATGTCGTCGGCGACTCCATCGTCCGCTGCCCACTTCCGCTGCTCACGCGCGGTCCGCAATGGCGCGCACACCTGCTCACACTCGGTCAAGATGACCTGATGCATGGAAGCGTCGGACGCCTTGACCTGACGCTCCAACGCGTCGAGGTCGATGTCCCGCTTGTATTTGACGACGCGCTCCTCGCGCCCCATCAGGTAGAAGTCCCAGTACCCGTCTTTGATTCGTGGCATGCGGCGATCATACTTGACTCGACGCCATCACGTCAGTATAGGTTTGTAACACATGGCCGACGCGAACGATGACAGCCTGGACCTGGAGGACCTACTCCAGGTGCGCGTCAGCAAGGCCGCGAAGGATGTCATTCGCGAGCTCGGCAAGAAAGCCGGGCTGAAGCCGAGCTCGATGGCCCGCGTGCTGCTGTACAAGGCGATCGGCTTCTCCCCGGGGCCGGCCAAGGGGAGGAAGTCATGATCCGGAAGCTACTCGGTGGTCCACGCCAGCCTCCGCCGCCACAGCAGCGCCCGTGGGTTCGCGGCACGGTAGGCGAGGTGCCGTGCCCGCACTGTGGCCACAAGAACAACTTCACCGAGCTCGACTCCCAGCAGTTGCTGGACACCGGGCACAAGGTCGCCTGCGACAAGTGCCACCGCATGATGGAGGTCTGCCAGATTGCCATCGTGAAGGTGATCGGCGTCCGCGCGGCCGACGGCGTCGAGAGCCAGAACCCGCACAACCAGCCTGCGAGGCAGGCGTTCACGTTGTCCCCAGCGCAGGCGCGACGCCTGCTGAGGTGAATCACTGATGTCTGATACTCCGAGTCGTGACTACGTCGAATCGGCGCGGACAATCATGTCCGGTTGGTATATCCACCATCCACCAAACACAACCATTGCCGGAGAGGCTCGCGCCATCGCCAAGAGTTTACTCGAGTACATCGACGCTCTCGAGGGGAGGCACCGCGGCGAGGTCGAGCGCATCAAGGCGGACCGCGACGCGCTCCGTGATGAGCTCGATGGTCATAAGGCGACGCTGGCGCTCTTGGACGCGGACTGCGAGCACTACAAGGCGGGCTGCGAGCGCTACAAGGCGCTACTCGCCGACCGACGAACAGGTCCGTGCAGCCTTCAAGAGGTACCCCGGACGTACCTGTCGGAGGAATACTTCCGCGACCGTCTAGTCGAGCTCACGAAGGCCGTCGACGAACTTCGCCATCGCCTCGATTCTCGAGGCAATAACCACTAGGTCATCGCGGCGACCTGATAGCCCCGACTGCCACGTTCGTGGCCGCGACGTCACGATTGCGAACCATACTACCTTGAGGTCTGAGATGCCCCCGAGACGCCGACCGGCACGCCAGCCGGTCATCCAGCAACCGCCCAACGAGGATGCCACTGTACGCGACTACGTGATGGCACGTGTCGCGGCGGCGCAGACGCTCGCCAAGGACGCCGAGGCAGCGCTTCACGACCTCATGGGGTTGTTCCTGTCGCCGGACGATGACCGGGACGGGGAGAAGCGCGCAGAACTCCTCCAGGAGGCGCTCGAGTCGTTCGGCGGCGCTACGCGGGCGCTCGAGGACGCGGAAAAGAGCATCGTCGACATCGACCCGGCCGAGGGCGAGCCGTGGGAGGATGAGTAGCGTGGCGGCGAACACCGGGCGGTCCGTCGAGGCCGAGATTCGCTACACGGTCGGCTTGCAGGGCGGCCCCATCGACATCCGCATCCGCGGAGTGGAGTTCAAGGTGAAGATCGACGAAGACATTCTCGTGATCAGGCGCCAGATCCTGTCGCACGGCCGCATCGTCGATACGAAGATCGTCGGCGTTCTCGGAGGTTTGGGGTCTGGATCTTACGACGACATCGACGAGAAACTTCGCATTCGAGACTTCATGAATAACGGCGGCGTGATCGGCATCAGCAAGGAGTTGCTGGGGTCATGACCGAGGACAAGACGCAGTACCACGGGCGCATCGCCCAGGCGTTCACGGTGGGCAAATGATCAACGTTGTCATCCTCGCCCAGGGCACGCAGAAGCGACTCGGGAACGCGTGCGGCCCCAAGCAACTGCTGTCGCTGGCCGCGTGCGCCGGCGCCCCCATCATCGTACGCACGCTGCGGCAACTCGGCGACCTGGCCAGACTGCGCCCTAGTCACTTCGACATCACCGTGGTCACCTGGAAGGATGTCTGGGCGCAGTTGGTGATGCGACACCCAGACGCGCAGAACATCGCGAAGCATGTCGAGCTCGCCGATCCCGGCAACTCCTCCCTGAAGGGGATCGCCCGCTATCTTGCCCAGCGGGACAGCACTGAACCTCAGGAGGATCGGACCATCGTGCTCCTTGGGGACGTCTGCTACTCCTGGGCGGCCCTGAACGCGCTCCTGCTGGCCTCCAGAGAGCACGGGTTCGTGGGGACCTCCAACCTATCCGAGAGCGGCGGCGAACTCTGGGGCGTGGCCTGGGCGCGCAAATTCGAGGACCAGATGACCCGCGACCTGAGCGACGCGCTCCTGCGTCACCCGCCGTTCGAGGATGAGTACCAGCCGGGGCAGATGCGCCGGTGGATACTCGGCTGGCGCAAGGGGTCGCTGGCCGAGCGCGTGGATCGGCTGCGCCGGTCCGGTCTCTACTTCGACGTCGACGACTACACGATGGACGTGGACCTTGCCATCCACATCCCTAAACTCGCAGAGGCCAGCGTCCTGGCCAGGGAGGACGACAGCATGAACGGCATGACCTGGGACTCGCCGCGTTAGAACAACGGAAGCTCGCCGGGGAACCATCGTCTGACAGGAGCGATGGGACTCGGAGGAGGTGGTTCGATTCCACCACGCGACACAGGGCTGGGAGGCTGGGTCCCTCAGCGGCCCCTAAATGCGTTGGGACCTCGTGAGTTTGCAAACGCCACGTAGAGCGTGCTGACAGCCGGGAAAGACCGGCGACTCAAGGGGTGGCTCGGAACCCTGCAATCCGACGACGAGGCTCCGCTTGGTATCCGAGACGGGATTAGTTCGTTTGCCGAGACGTGGGTGATACATGATAGGCGCCCGACCCAGAGACGGGACAAGGCGGGTATTTCGAAAGGAGTCTGTGATGTTGACGATACGAGCCTGGTTGCTCGGCGCTGTGGCGCTGAAAGTTCTATCTGATGTCGTCGATGCGATCGGCCGATCGGTCGACGTCGCGATCCGGGCCACAGATAAGAGGCCGGTGCTCGATTCGGTCGACAACATCAAGCACAACCGCATTCTGCTCTGCGGCGAGGAGCGCCAGTGGGTGAGCGGAACGGAGGCTGAGATCGACGACGCGGCCACCCGCATGGCTCGCCGCACCAAGCAGTGCGTCACCGTCGCGGTGGCGATCGCTCACTATCACCGGCGCGGATGCAAGGACCTCCCGGCCGGCGGCCTCGACGTCGTGGGGAATTGATCCATGGCCAACTACACGATCACCTTCACGACCGTCGACGACGTGCGGTTCCCCGGCCGATACATCCTCATCGGTGAGGTCGACGGGGTGCGCTTCTACGCCGCGTTCCATAAGCGTGGACAGCACGCCGAGGACGCCATTCGTAAGGCGTTCGCCAAGGCATTCGCGACGTCCAGATCCGGCAACTGAACCACGGAGCGCCTGTGCCCAGCCCACCCAATCCTCCCATGACGCGCGCAGAGCGAGCCGTCTGGACTGCCGTCTACGCTGCCGTAGTCGCCGACCGCGGGGCCAACGATGCCGCAACCGCCGCCTATCGAGCTCGGCAAGCGGTCGACGCGCTGCGGCGGCTCGCTGTGCTTCCAGCCGTCCAGGATGGCGATCAGATCAAGCGCGACGCTGCGGAGATCATCTTCGGACGGAAGGGACCAACGTGATCGACGAGTTCAACGGCCGCCTCACCGGATGGGCGCGCTTTAGCGACTGCCGCACCATGCGGTTCCGCTTGGCTCGCTCTCTGACGTCGTCGAGCCTGCTTGTGGTGGACGGATCGGTGGTCTTGATCGACCACGCGCTTGGCGGTCCACATGAGAACGTGCCGGTCAGAAGCACTGTGTTCTGCATGCTCAACCCGAGCAAGGCGGACGCGTTCAGGCCGGACAACACCGTCACGCGTGGCATGGGGTTCGCCAGCCGGTGGGGGTGTCAACTATACGAGGCTGTCAACATCGAGCCATTCCGCTCCACCGACCCGAAGGGGCTGTACACATGGACCGACAGCGATCGGAACCACGAAGAGAACCTCCAGCACATCCTGTCGGCGTGCCGCCATGCCACGATCGTCATCGCCAGTTGGGGTGTCCACGGCGAACACCGCGGTCGCGGGCGTCAGGTCCGCACGTTCCTGGCCGACCACGGAATCAGGCTCCATCACCTAGGGCTGACCAAGGACGGCCACCCCAAGCACCCGCTATACCTGAAGGCGGACACCGAACCAACCGAATGGAGGCCGTGATGCGCGACGTTCTCGGAGAGCGCCTTGAGAGATGGGATGCATACCTCGACGGCAAGATCACGCTGGAGGAGGCGCGCTGCGATGACTTGCCACTGGCAAGGTACCGCCTCGCGGAGGGCGACGACGGGAAGGAGTTCGACTGGAACGACGAATCGCAGGCGACGGTCGCATGCTCGCCGCTCGTCACCGCGACGCGCGCGATCTCCGCGTACAAGGTGAATGACACCTCGGAGCACGCCGAGCTCAGCCGGTACGTGAGCGTCGGCTTGAACGCCGGGATGGCGATGGAGCAAGCCTCGAGTTGGGCGCTCGAGGTGTTCTGGGCCAGCGACAACCGCCGGCCTGCTCTCACCTGCTCGGTCATTCCGCCGGAGAGCCAGCGGTTTCGCGTCGCCTGCAACACGGTGGTCGCTGCCGTGGCGGCGGGGTCGTTCGTCGCGTCCGGCGGCCTCGAGTGGCTGGCGTGGATCCTCCTGCCCTGGAGGATGTGGTGAGCGTCACCACAGACCTGATCGGCAAGCGCGTCACGGTCCGCAAGTACACCCCGGGCACGGTGCCGCTCGACGGATCCTGGGAGGACTACAGCGGCATCGTGCGCGCAGTCTCCACGGCGAAGCACGACGAAAACGGGCTGTCGTTCCACCTGCTCATCGAGACGACCTCGAGCGACCGCAAGGGTAGTCGCAGCGGCCCGACGCGGCTGTTCGTCGCCGACGTGACGCACGACGAGGTGCACGTGGTGCCCGGCGCATGCGGAGCCACAAATATCGGCAGCGTCTGCTCGCTACCTGCTGGCCACGATGGTTTGCACGCTTCCTGCTGGACTTGCCCAGCGGCATCCCGCGAGTGCCTCATTCGTCAGCAGTGCACCAACAAGTGCGGGAAGAACGACCCGAAGCCATGAGCCGCAAGATGGCGCGCAAACTGCGCAAGCAGAAACCGCCGCGTGTGGACGAACAAGAACTGGCAAGCTGGCTGAAGGCCAACGCTGAACTCACTCGCCATCGCCATTGCGACTCGTACATCGAAGACCCGGCGGCGCCGGAGGCTCTCCGCGTGTTCCTGGCGTGGGCGCGATCACCTGCGCACGGGCTACTACTGCCGCCGCCGCACCCGAAGTTGTTCGCCACCGTCGCCTCCGATGGCAATAGCCTGACCGGTAAGCGGGTGAGAGTGGTCATGGCGTCGCGCTTTGGATACGTCGGGATTCACGCAGACCACAACGCGGATCACGGGTACCAGAGCACCGCCCACGTCGCGGACTTAACCGACTTCGGCACGGAGCCATGACCAAACACCGCAAGGTCAGCGCACGCAAGCGCCGCGGGATGCTCATCACGAAGTTGATGGCCCGCGACGGCTGCGATTGCAGGATCTGCGGTCAACCACTCGAGCGCTCGGTCTCCGATCCGGAGAGTTGGCAGTACATCACGTTCGACCACGTCATCCCGTCGAGCATGGGAGGTTCCTCCAAGGAGGACAACCTGCGCTTGACCCATCTGCTCTGCAACCAGCTTCGAGGGACAAACCCCGTCGAATGGGAGGCTATCCAATGACGAAGAGATCCGTTTCCACCGATGCACTCGACACCCTGGGCACGCTGATCGACGACAAGCAGAAGCGCGACGCCATCCACCTTGCCGTCGAGCCTGTCGTCGCAGGAGAGGATGGACTCCTCGGCGGCAATCACATCACCGTGCGCGATGGAGCGGCATTCTATTGCGCGCCTGGCGATCCGGCGGCGCTCGGCATCGTCGACCCGTTCCTCACGGTGCAGATCAAGAAAGGTGATCGGTTCTGGTTCGTGATGTACCCAAGGATGGTGCACAGCCTCCGTCACGTGTGGACGCACCCAGCGTTTCCCGATGAGGTTCAGGTCGCACTCGACAAGGTGGCCGACGAACGCAAGGCGGAGTCCGAGAGGTGGCTTCGTGAGCACATCGAGGCCGCTGGGTTCGACTACGACCACATCATGGAAGAGATCAAGCAGGCGCTCGGCGTGATCGGTGTGACCGGCGAGCATAACTTTGGCTGCTGGGGTCTATCGTCGGGCTCAAGCGACAGCTTTTACCCGCCGGATGATTTCTGGATGCATGCGGAGATCGTCCTCGGCATCAAACTCTCGAATCATCCATCGTACTTCGCGTGTTCATGCTGACCTCGTGATCGTGATGGTATCCAACCAGACCGGCATCGAGGTCGGGCTTCTCGCCATGAAGCACCCGGGCCGGATCGGCCACATGTTCTCGCCCGGCGGCGAGCGCGGGCCATGGCGGGAACTGCCCTACGCGCTCGACAACGACGCGTGGCCGGCGCACAAGAACAAGCGTCCGCGCGACGTCGACGCGCACCGGCGCTTGCTGCAGTGGTCGCTCATGTCCGGCATCGCGCCGCTGTTCGCGCTCGTCCCCGACGTCGTTGCTGATCGGGATGCCACACTGCGCGAATGGGACATCTACGCCCCCCCGATGGCGGCGATGGGGTTCCGGCTCGGGTTCGCTGCACAGGACGGCATGACGGCGGCCGACGTTCCCGACAGCGGTTGCATGGTGTTCCTCGGCGGCTCGACCGCGTGGAAGGATGCGGCGATCGCGCCGTGGTGCGCGGCATTCCCGGGCCGCGTGCATGTTGGTCGCGTCAACGGCTGGCCGAGGCTGCTCGCATCATGGCGCGCTGGCGCGGTGAGCGTCGACGGCACCGGGTGGTTTCACAAGGGCAACGGCGGCGTCTCGCAGGCGGCCGATTTGCGCAAATTCCTGCGGGAGACACAGGACACGCCGTGATCGCGACGATATCCAAGACGTTCACATTCGACGCAGCCCACCGACTCGACCGGCTGCCGCCGGAGCACAAGTGCCATCGCATGCACGGGCACACCTACCGTGTCGAGCTCATCCTGAGCGGCCACGTCGCCGATAACGGGTTCCTGCTCGACTACGCCGACATCGCCGAGATGTGGGCGCCGCTCCACGAACTGCTTGACCACCGCATCCTCAACGAGGTTCCAGGGCTCGATGTGCCCACCACCGAGAACCTCGCCGGGTGGATCCTGTCCCGCATCGGCTGGGATGGGCATCTGTCGTTCACCGTCCGCGTATTCGAATCGTCGACGACGTGGTGCGAGATGAAGTACTGCGACATCACCCTCGCCGAGGCGCGCTACTTCCGCACCGGCGAGCTTGCTCGATAGCTTCGGCATCGAGACATGACGGCCATGCATTCAATGCTGGATCAGATCCGCCGTCGTCCCATCAGGGCGAACGAACAGCTTCGCCTGCCCGGGGTACTTCGGATCTGGCTCAGCGACCTCACGAAACGTGTGGATGGTGCCGCACGTCGAGCACCCGATGGTTTCGCCGATGGTGGCGCGCTCGGGATGATAGGCGCCGATCAACTGCAAGCGACCGACGCCACAGCACAGCACCGGAAGGAACCCGTGATCGAACAGGCCGTCGTCGTGCAGTTGGCCGGGTTGGCCACGGATGCAGGCGATCTCGTCGTACTTGACCGTTCGGACCTTCCAGGGCTGGCGGAGCTTGATGCGTCCCATGCCGGCTTGTATAGCACCGCGCCGCGCGTATACTAAATAGTTATTTAGTATCCCCGTTCTATAGAACCCATGTGATTTCAAGGAGTTACGAGATGAGCACCAAGGTCTGTTTCGAGTACCAACTGCACTGGCCGACGACGGCGCGGCCGGATACGGAGCGAACCGAGCGCTATCGACTAGTGGTCGCGGCGGACTCCGACGATGGCGATGGGCCGAGCGCCACGATGACGCTGCTCCTTGAGGTCCCCGGGCCGACCGGGGATCCGCAGTGGGTCGATATCTCGGGCGGCAGCAGCGCCCATCGGCTCATGGCGCCGGTGCTCCTGCGGATGTTCGCCTGGGGCTCCGGAGTCGGGACCTCTAAGCCTCAGATCCGCGAGAACGCACACGGCGTCCGCTTCATCAACCTCGGCCTGCTGAACTACGAGGAGGCGAAGTAGTCATGTCTCGCCCGATCCGCATCTATCTCGCGTCCTCGTGGCGCAACGCCTATCAGGCCACCGTGCTCTCCGAGCTTCGAGCCGCTGGCTTCGAGGTCTACGACTTCAAGAACCCCGCCCCGGGCAACCAGGGGTTCGGCTGGCGCCAGACCATCGACCGGCCGATCGCCACCGCGGCCGATCTTCTCGAGGCGCTGGCGCACCCGCGCGCCGTCGCGGGCTTCAAGTTCGACTTCGACGCGATGAAGTGGGCCGACGTCTGCGTGCTCCTCTTGCCCAGCGGGAATAGCGCACACCTCGAAGCCGGCTGGATGGCCGGCCAGGGGAAGAACGTCGTGGTGCTCGCGCCCGAATTGAGGGAGCCAGAGTGCCTCGACGACCCCGACGGGCGCACGCCGCTGTTCATGACCACCGCAGAGGTGATCGATCACCTCTGGCGAACGGAGATCCTGAAGGCGCCGGCGGCCGGTCTCCGAGCGCCGGCGGAACCACCAAGCCTGTCCACCATCTTCATGGGGCTGCCAAATCCCAACTCAAGCCTGATCACCGACGACAAACGCGACGCGATCGCCGCCTTCGCGCGTGATGCCAAGACGCTCCACAACCTCGGGTTCCAGATTCGCTCCGACCGCGGCAAGGTGTTGATGGCGGTCGACTGGCAGCCTGGCGAGTTCTATGCGCTGACACCTGACGAGGCGCGCACGCTTGCGGTGATGGTCGAGGCGATGGCCGACCTCGCACCGCGGACGATTTCGCCGGCCGTGTCGACCAACCCCCTGATCCGCGCGGCTACCGCTACGCCAGCCGTGTTCGCTCATCCGGAATCCGAGCTCGCGCAATTGCGTGAGTCGGGTCGACTCAGCATGCTCGAAGTCGAGCGCATGCGTCCGGTCTACGAGGCAGCGAAGCGCATGATCCCCGACTGGCATGACACGTCGGGGTCATGGACACGCGTCGACGCCATGAACGACCACTGCAACGCGATCACGAAGGCCGTCGAAGCGGCGGAAGCGGCGGTGAAGCGATGACCCGAGACGACAAGATCGCCAGCGCACGCGGGGAGGTCATCGACATCCTCAAGCACAAGCGCGCTCGAGAGCATGAGCGTGCGCTTGAACGCGCGCGGAGGCACAGCGAGCGCGCTCGGCGTCGAGCCGGCTGGGTCAACGCGTTCTCCATGCGCATCACGATCACTCGGCCGCGGGGGTTTCGCGCGTGGCTGATCATGCTGCCCTGGTACATCATGCCCGTCGGCGTCGCGCTGGTCTGGATGTGGGCATGTAACCGCCTGTTCGGCGATGGCCGGCACAGCTTCGCTAGTGGAGCTTGGACGGTGCGCGGCGACTCGCGGGACACGTGCAGGCACACGGTGCCAGACGGCCCCGGGGCAGCCTGACCATGCAGCGACATCGATGGGTTCGAGACCCGAAGGGTGCGACCGACGAAACATGTCGGATCTGCGGATGCGATCCGCGCAACGGCATCCACCATCCAGGAGAGCCAGTGGCACAGTCGAAACTCGAAGAGATCAAGCAGGCCATCAAGCGGCTCGATGCGGCCCACGCCAACCTCGCCATCATCTCGCCGCGCAGATCCGCTGCGGCGCAGGCATGGGACCAGGCCCAGGCACACCTCGCGAGCGCGTCCGCCGATGAGAGCCGAGCTCGCGACGAGATCGTCGAAGCAAGGCACGCGCTGAACGCGCTGGTCGACAACGCATTCAAGGAGGCACCGTGACCAAGGTCGAGAAGCTGAAACGTGACGTGATCGCCGCGCGCGCAGCGCTGGCCGACTGCCGAGGTGGCCGGGTAAGGTCCCATGCCCACCTCGTGCGCACTCGCAGCGACATGGGGGCAAGTCTTGATGCAATCGAGCGCGCGAGCGCTGACTACAACGCCGCCGTGAATCGCGTCGGGCTCGCCTTCCTCGAGGTCGAACAACTGCAGGCGGAACTGCTTGAGGTCGTCCTCGCGGAGCCGCTCAAGCCATGAGCCGCAAGCTCTCCCCGGAGGTGCTCACCTTCATCGCCGAGGGGCTCGGCCGGCGCAAGCCCCCGCCGTTGCGCTGGCTCCGCGTGCTCGCCAACCATCCGGCGCCGGTGGTCCGCGAGGGCGTGGTGTACGGCCTGGCGCCGCACCTTGACCACTTCATGGTCCGCGAGGTCATCAAGCGGATCGCCTACGGCGACGAACACCCGGCCGTGCGCACCGCGGCCCAGGAGGCGCTCGAGTGACGTCCGCCGAGATCGACGCCTTCGTCCTATCCCAACTGCACGAACAGCCGCTGCGGTTCAGCGATGTCTACATCGGGGTGCGACGCAGGCTCGGCCACTCCACCCCAGACCGAAGGAAGATCGACCGGTCACTGCAGCGGCTGCGCAAGGCTGACAAGGCGTTCTTCGCCAGGGGTCCCGGCGGTGGATGGCGCCTTCCGATGCCAGCCCAAGGAGCATGACAGTGGCAAGCGACCCCATCAACCTCACCGACCTCAAGCGACTCCTCGCGGAGATGACCCAGGGAGAGTGGAGCTGGGATGATCGCGACGGAGAAATGGTAGCGCAGCAGAACAAGGCGACGATCACGGTCATCTTCGGTGAGCCAAGCTACGAAGCGAATCACAGGGCTTGTATCGGGGACGCTGATATCTCCGGCATCGTCGCCCTGGTCAACGCAGCGCCGGTGCTGGTCGAGATCGTGGATGCGGTACTCGACTGTGTCAGGCTACGCAAGCAGACCACTGCTATCCGAATAGGCCCAATGACGGACGGATACGGCGACAGGGTGAATGCGTCGAGCAAGGCCCTGTCCGCGGCGAACGACCGGCTTGCCTCCGCGCTCACCAAGGTGACCCGATGAAGGACCCCGTCGTCGCATTTCTCCTCGGGATGCTGTGGAGCGCGCTGCTCGTCATCGCTGCATCCACGCTCACGAAGCCCACCGGAACGTCGCCCAACGTCCCCAACCTCATTCTCGAGCAGCGCACCTCGCCCGGCGAGTGCGTTCGAGCGCCGGGCGGAACCCGCACGGTGCGCTTCTATGGAGACTGGTGAAATGCGACTCATCCGCCATCGCTTCCGCCCACTCACCGCACGCCGGGTATACTGCATTTGCGGTTATCCAAAATCTAACCAGTGGCACCAAGGTTTCACCAACGAGGAAGATGCCGAGTTCTCTCGCGCGTGGGCGCCGCAGTCTCCATCCAAGCCCGGAACCGTTAACATCATCGACCTCGTGCACGCCGACCTCGACGCCCGCGATCGCATGGGCACCAAGAAGTACGGCACCACGCTGCATGCGCGCAACGGCCGCAAGCCGCTTATCGACGCCTACCAGGAGGCGCTTGACCTTGCGATGTATTTGCGCCAGGAGATCGAGGAGCGCCGGCCGCCGCACGTGACCCACAAGCAGGTGATGGACGTCATCGACCGCGTTGTCGGAGAGCGCCAGCGCAACCAGTGGTTCAACGCGAAGAACCAACAAGACGCCGTTGCACAGGCTATCGTCGACCTCGTCGAGACAGGCTACGACGTCGGCGGCAACGATACGCACGACCAGGCGATGCATGCCTTGACCTGGGATGCCGTGTTCGATGCATGCCGCGCCGTGCTCGGCAGTACCACAGATGCTGATGCATCTGGACTCGAGATCGCGGACCGTGCGTGCAAGGCGCTGAACCGGAGACGCGAGGAGCGCGATCCATTGTCGACCATTGATCAAGCCAACGTGGCAACGCTCGATGAGCGACCGCATCGGCTGGTCACCCATCAGCAACTCGTCGCGGTCATCACGACCGTGTCGTTACAAGCTCGGCGAGACCTGCAGATGGAGCCAGAGCGCTACATTGAGCAACTCGCATCGGCGATCCTCAATCTCATCAACGGGTAGCTCGCAACCCTGCATCCCATCCTGCGAGACCAGGTCCCTATCCACAAGGTTCGCTCGCTGACCTCATCAGCCAGACCCGCACCCCGCCGAACAGCGAGACTTGGCGATTTCTTGCAATTGGTTCCCGGCAACCCTACATTTTGCTGGGCCGCGCCTCGACGTTCTGGAACACTGGTCAGATGCTGCTCATCACGGCGCTGGCCACGACCTGTATCAGCCCCGTCGACTTCGGTGCCGACCCGACCGATGACCTCGACGACACCGTGCAGCTTCAGTCGGCGATCGACGCGACGCCAAACGGCGGCACGCTCTGCATCCCGCGCGGCCATCTACGCGTGCATCGACGCGGCTCCGGCCCCGGGATCTGGGACCGGTTCGCAGCTGTAAGCACGCACCACCACGGCCTCACCGTGCAGGGTGTGAAGGGCGAATCGTTCGTGGACCTCGTGGGCGACCAGGGCGCGCAGGCGACCACTCTGTGGGCCATCAACGCCGGCGCCCGCAATATCGTGTTCGACGGCGTGACGTTCACCAGCACCGGCGCCTGGAACACCGATGAGCAAACCCACCTGGTGGCCACGAACGGCATCTGCTCGCAGGCCATGGGCACATGCACGCCGATCGACGGCCTCACCATCCGCAACAGCGAGTGCATCCACCCGCGCGGCGTCACCCGCCGCGGCGACTGCATCCGCCTGCTGGGCGACGGCCTCAACACGCTCCTGATGAACGTGGTGATCGAGGACAATATCCTCGACGGCGCGCGCTCGTGCGTCGGCGTGCAGCGCGGCGTCCGCGGCCTCATGTTCCGCCGCAACATTTGCAAGGGCGCCACGGCCGATCAGCACTTCGACATGGAGGTAACCGGCTGGCTCCCCGGCCTCGAGGTCATGGACGTCGTCATCACGGAGAACAAGTTCATCAGCGGCCCCAGCACGCAGGGCGACTACGACATCGCGATCACCACGGCCGCCAACGTCGAGATCTACAACAACCAGCACATCGGCATCGGCCGCGGGATCTCGGTCGTCCGCTCGTCCGGCGTGTCCATCCACGATGAGACCATCTGGATGCGCTCGAGGGCGCCGCTGGTCCCGGGCAAGGACGGCCAGGGCGTCATCGAGGTCAGCAACACCTGCAGCGCGACGAGAACGGCGCCGGACGGGTCGATGGTGCTGTCCATTCTGCGCGTGACCGACAACAAGCTCGTGCGCGAGGGTTCGCCGGGGCCGATGGTGCGCATCGTGCCGCACGGTACCGGCACCTGCGACGACGCGATCGTGTCGGACAACGCCATGACACAGTCCACACCCAGCTTCGGCGTGTACAGCGAGAGCAGTTCACGCCTGAAGGTGCTACGGAACCAGATGACCTGGACGGTTCCAGGGATCGGCCGTACGGCCGTCTACGCGCGCGGGATAATCACCCCTGTCATAGGGCTTGAGGTCGATAAAAACGTCGTGGTGGGCAATCTGACGGCCGTCACGGCCCTGGATGCCTCCCCACATCCGATCGTCGCACCGCGTCTAGGTCTGAACCTCGCTTCGGTTCCCGTCTGCGTGGGATCCGGATGTCCGGTGCCCTGACGTTTCTGCTTGCGTCGCCCCTGCGCTCGTAATACAAACGAACACGTCAGCAGGGAACGCCGTGGGTAGCAACTCGCACACTAGGCCGAGCGCGACCCTAGAGTGCACGCCGAGAAATTCCTCACGGCGTTCCATGCTGACTACCGTGAGGGAAGCCAGAGACCACCGCTCTGGACTTGCGCAGGATTGAAACCAAGGGCACCCCGGCGCCTTTGAACGCTGGGGCTAGGGCCTCTGTGTCTTCCGGGGCGTCGACCGACGTCGTGTATCAACAAGGACTATGAGATGTCGAAGAAAGACAAGAGCTACAAGCACATCAGCGGTCTATTGACTGACGACGGACAGAGCCCGACGGTGCTCGCAGTGCACGCCATCATGGATGCCGGCGACACCTACCCTGACGAGGCGCGGATCATCGTCGGCACGCCGAGTCGGAGTCCGGACGTCGTCGGTCCGGTGACCCAGATGTCCGGCGCCGGGTTCAGCGCCAGCCCGATCGCCGCGCGGCGGCTCGCGTTCACGCTGCTCGAAGCGGCGCGCGATGTCGATGCTTCGCGGGGCGTCGACGCCCCCGGTCGCGAGGACCACCTATTCGCCGCGATCATGCGAGGATTGCATATCGGGACTAAGGATGACGCCACGACGATCGAGTCTGCCGAGGCGCTCACTTCGTTGGTTGGCATGCTCAAGGGTGCGCTGAACCTGAACCGCGACCTGCAGTTCCGCGTAGATGACGCCGAGGGGAAACTCTACGACCGAGAGTTCCACAAGGTGAAGGCGCTCTAGCAGCGCGGCGCTCTATTGCCGCGACGGTACACGAGCACGATCTCCAAGAGTCCAGCAAGGCCAGCCACGTGGCCTCAATCCCGTGGAGTGGTGCGCCACTCATCCCGGGACGCGCATCGCGCGCCGTGGACAGCGTCGCGAATGTGGATCTGCGTCAACCACGATCTCAAGGAACAACGTGACCAAAGCTCAGAACGACAAGATCGCCGCCAACTTCACCGCCGCTTGCTCGCTGATCTCGATGATCGCGAACCGGCTGGGCGCCAAGATCCCGCGCCCGAGCGGCATCACCGCCGACAACCTCTCTAGGTACGAGGCGCCGATCGCCAAGGCCATCGAGGATCTCCGGGATGCCGAGGGGCTGCCCGGGACCGACATCACCGCCGCCCCCATCCACACCTTCGACGACCTCGTCGACCAGGAGATCGCTCGGATGGGCGACGACGCGAAGCCGCGTCCGGGCAATATCGCCGCGTCCATCGCGCTCTCGAAGGCGCCGATCGACCGCACCGTAGCCGAGGCGGCACTGTTCGGCATCGAGTTGCTGGTCGACATCGGCCGCGAGCTCGGCATCGACGTGATCGGCCAAACACCAGGCGATGCCGCGCGCTCTATCCACGCGGCACTCCTCAAGCTGAAGTCTCCCGGCGACGTCGATGACGGAGCCACGTCGTCAAAAGGGGATTCCCTCGCCGAGGCGATGTCGTTCGGCAGGCGTGCCGAGGCGGAACTCCTCGAGGAGGTCACGCGTCTTCGCATGATCGTCCAGCGCGTCGCCAGCGCGATGCAGGTCCCATCGTGGGACAAGGACGGCACCGAGATCATCGAGCGTGCGCAGCGCTGGGACCAGGCGAGATACCTGTTGAAGCGCCGGATCGGCGAGCTCGAGTCGAGCAACGGCAGTCGAGATGTCGGTGGCGCTGGTCTCGCCGGCGCCCCCTGCGTCGAGACGGCCAGCCGTGACCATGCCGCCGCCACTGAGCTTCGCTACATGCTCGGGCTACTGGCTAGCCCCAAGGATGTCGCGAAGTGGCTCGCCAACAAGCCCAAGACGGTGGTCACCAGCCAGGTGCTCGACGTGCTCGAGAAACCGACCGGGATCGAGCCGTTCGGCGAACTCACCCCATCGGACACCGTCATGCTCTCGGAGAGCTTGACCGAGGGCGCGACCCTCTATCTCCAGGACTCGGTCGCCGCGCGTCAGCGGAACCTGTGCAAGGTCTTCTCCGCGCTCGCCCGCTCGGTCACCGCGTCAACGGAGTTCTGCGACCTCGTCAACCTGATCATCCTGCCCATCCTGGCTCGCCAGAACCAGCCGACCCCCGCGCGCTGAAAGGCTCCCACGCTCCATGCCTCCCCGCATCTTCGTCTACGGCCTCCGGCCGCCCATCCAGGGCGGCGAATCCATCGAGACCCAACTCAAGCTCGCGCATCGCTACCGCAACATGCTCATCGAGATCGAGCGCGATCGCCGCAAGGAGGCGAGCCGGATCCTGTCCCATCACCCGGACGTCGATGGCATCCGCGCGGAGCTCGAGGCTGCGGTGGCTGCGCGCGACTCCGCGCGCGAGGAAATGCTGGCCGGCCGCAAGCAGGCTCGCCGGCGCAACGAGACCCCCGAGGTCCGGACGGCAATCCGTGACCTCGGGGTGAGGATCAAGGAGATCCGCGCCCGGCTGAACGAAGCCAAGAAGGTCCTCATCGCCGACAGCGGCGTGAAGGAGCAACTCAACGCGCTCGACCTGCACGCCCGGGATCGCATCAAGGCGGAGCGGGCGAAGTGCGGCGTGTACTGGGGCACCTACCTCCTGCAGGAGGCAGCGGCGGACGCCGCCCGCAAGGGAAAGGGCATGCCGGAGTTCGTGCACGCCAGCCGCGGCGGCCGGATCGGCGTGCAGATCCAGGGCGGCATCGAGCTCAAGGATCTCTGGGGCACCGACACCCAGATCCGCATCGACCCGGTCGACCCGCGGGCGTACGACACGCTGAGCACCAAGCGCGGCGATCGGCGGCGCCTGTCGCGCACGACGCTCTGGATGCGCATCGGATCGGATGAGCGCAAGAAGCCCATCTGGGCGAAGTTCCCGATGATCATGCACCGGCCGCTGCCCGAGGGGAGTGTGGTCAAGGCGGCCACCGTCATCTCGCGCCCTCACGACTGCCGCATGATGACCTGGGAGGTCCACATCCTTGTCGATACTCCGGAGGACTGGCGCCGCCGCGCCGTGCCCGAGTCCGGCATGGTCGCCATCAACCTCGGGTTCTGCCGCCGCCCCGACGGCAGTCTGCGGGCCGGATATGCCGTCGGTGATGACGGATACCAGAAGGAGATCGTACTCCCCATGGCGGGCGTCATCGACCCGATCGCCAAGAGCGAGTCCCTGCAGGGATTCCGGGATCGGGACTTCGAGGCCATGAAGGCGGTGTTCGTGCCGATGGCACGGGCGATCCGCGATGAGCACTATGAGAAAGTACAGCAGGCGGTCATCGGTTTCGCGCCTGACCAGACGACGACGCATAGCACGCCTGACGGGCACCTGGCCAACTGGGATTCCGTCCTCGGCGAGAGCCTCAAGCGGATGTGCCTCTACATCGACACCAGCGAGCGCGGCGTGGTCTCCCACGTGCCCAACTGGTTCGTGCGGGGGACGACGTACGCCCACTCATGGAAGTCGCTCGCGAAGATCCGGGAGTTCACCTTCCGCTGGAGAACGAGCCGGTTCAAGGGTGACGAGGAAGCCCACGCCGTGCTCGAGAAGTGGCGATACCGCGACGAGCACCTCGAGCGCTACGAGAGCGGCATGCGGCGGCGTGCGCTCAACCACCGGCGTGAGCTCTATCGCCTGCTCGGATGCGAGTTAGCCCGACGGTACCGCTACGTCGTCGTCGAGGATACCAACCTCTCCCAGATGCAGCGGTCGCCGGCGCCGGAGAGCGAGACCGTCGAGATCACACAGATCAAGTACGCCCAGCGCCTCGTCGCCGGATCGTTGCTACGGCAGACCGTGGTCAACGCCTTCGAGTCGAAGTACGCAATCACCGTGCCGACCGACAACATCACCCGGACGTGTGCGCAGTGCGGAGCGCTCAACGAGTTCGATCGCCAGCCGGGCGACCCGCGCATCGTGACGTGCTCGGCGTGCATGATGTCCTGGGACCAGGATGCGAATGCCTGCGTGAACATGCTCAGCCGCGCCAAGGCGCAACTCGAGGCACCGCAGGATGATACCGCGAAGAAGCCGGCCCGCTCGCAGATCCTGCGACGTCGCAAGAAAGGCGGAGACCTGGCAACGGATATCCCGACATCATAGCGTCGGGACGAGGGAGTCGATCGGTTGCCAGTGACGGCCGCCCGGCGCCTTGCCTGCCGGGACATGTGTTGAAAGTCCAGCCCGATGGACTACAGCATCGGGACAAACGGCGCTTCCTGCAACCGTGAGGCGTCCGGCAACGACACCCCGGGGTTCTCATACGCCTGGGACCTGCATCCGCTCGGCTTGCCACTGGCAAGACTTGACGAGGTACGCCACCGTGTGCAATCTGCAACCAAAGGAGTTTGTGATGCCCACCGCTGACCACTGGAAGAACGATATCCCCGACGTCCGATCTCTCGCGACCTCCGTGTCGCCGGGCTTCATCGCTCGAGTCCCGATCGGCATGCTCAACGCGAACGACACCGCGGCGGCGATCGCCGGCGCCATGGCCTACGTCGCAACGCGGTTCGGATTCGACGCCATGCAGCGATCCTGTGTGGAGATCGTCAGGTGCAAGGCGGCGTGGTCGACGTCGTTTGGCGTAATGCCCATCGATGAGACCGGCCGCACGCCGGAGGCGATCGCGCTCATCGCTGGGATGTGTCGCGGCCTCCTTCCCATGGCCGGCGCATCGAACATGAAGGCCGCTCTCTCGTTCTGGGCATGCGAGAGCGACTTCCACGTGCTCGCGAGCGTCCTAGCGTAGCCAGCGACGCTGGCTCGCTGGACTGTAGCCGGAGCCGGAACAAGCGTAGCCGTTCGCGCTGAGGGCGGCCCTCGATCCGGAACGGACCAAGAGATCACGTGCCTCACAAACGGACCATAGCAGGCCGGACGACAACGACAGCATCGCGTCCTTGCAGCGATGAACGAACACTGCACGCGATGACCTACACGCGATGACCTCGGACGTGAACAGAAACGCGATCTCGGCCGCCTCACCGCCGAGGACCGGCGCACCATATTGCCGAGACGAACGAGACGAGGCTTACCTTCAACTCGGGATGAAGCCGACCCACTTCCCGAAGTAACTCGGGTGCATCCATCGAACCTGAAGCGGCACCCAATCCTCGCGTGTCACGTACCGCGGCGCGATCTCGAGCGCCGGGTCGGCGTAGTCGAGATGGACCATCCTGAGTTTCGCCATGGCCTTGAGTAGACCGGGCCTCGTCTCAAGCAGCGTCACGCTCTCGCCGCCCGGGTACCGGACGGTGTCGCCGACGTGCATCTCCCTGCCGCTGCGCGCGTCAATGACCAGCATGGCCTGATGGTCGCGCCGGATGTCGAAGATCGCAACCACGCATCCCAGGACGACGGCGCAGGCGATCATGCCCACGACGAAATGGTCCCAGTCCATCATCGAAACATGATGACGACGCCGTCGTCACCCGACGCGCCGGTGGCGACCGCCTTGATGAGGTCGAGCTCGACCAGGCCGTTCCCCTTGTCCAGCATCACCCGCATCGATCCGATGTCCGGGTCGGCATCGCGCATCGCCGACAGCTTGCGGATCACCGTCTCCACGGACGGCCATCCCGGCTCGCCGGGTTCGGTAGGATCCGCATCGATGTAGACATCGGGGACAGCGGACGTCTCGGCGCGGGCACGCTCGTAGACAGCTCCTGCCCAGTCGTCACCTAGTTCGCGCCGCGCGTGCGCGATCACGACCGGGTTCATGTCCGGATCTGGCGTGTGCACCACCGCGTGCAGCGCCTGGAACCAGGACAGGTTGAGGTTCGCAAAGCGCGAACCAAGCTCCCAGACAGCATCAAGTACCCGCATGCTCACGGGTGCGGAGGCTATCACAGCACTCCGATCTCGTCGCCTGTAGTCCCGATTCGCCGCGTCGTCGCCACAGATCGTCAGAACAGTCCCTGGCGCTGGACTTGGTGGGCACTCGACCTACTTCCACCGCGGATCTGCGGGTCGAACCATGAAAAGGTCCCCTCTTCCCGCCCTCCGCGCTGCAGCGCTCGGGGTTCGGACTCGCAGCCTGGTGTCCACTCAAACGGGATCACCAGGGAGGGGCTGCGACGTTAGCCCTATTGGGCAAGCGGGTTGGACTCTCCGCGGGGTTAGGGCGGAGCAGCGCCGGAGCGAGGCGGTCGATTCCGAGCCGACCGCAAGTCCGATCAGGTGTGGTACTTGACGTAGATGTCCAGCACGCCGCTGGCGCTGCCGAACGTGTTGAGCACGGTCGTGCGCCAGTCCGCGTCGGTCGTACCGGTCTTGACGATCCCGATCACCGTCTGGCCGCTCGCGCCGGGCGCGGTCGCGGTGATCTCGATGAAGTCCGACAGCGCCAGAGGGTCATTGTCGCTGTACGTGTAGGGTAGTGGCTTGAACGACTCGGGGAGTCGAACGTCGGGCGCCGAGCCGGTCGCGCCGAACAGGCCGATGGTTCCGGACGTCGTGGCGGCCAGGGTCGCCCCCGAGATGCGCACGATCTGATCCGAGATCTGGGTGACAACGATGGTTCCGCCGAATGCCATGAGCGGAGTCTATCCATAGTGGCAGGAGATGTGCAACTACCAACGTCGTCCAGGCGTCGACAGGACTGGTCGTCCAAGCCGATAAGGAAGTCGTCCAGGCAAAGCGTGGCGTCCAGGTGTCAAAGTCGTCTCGGCTAAGCGTACCGAGACCCTCGTCTCGGACTGAGAAACGGCCGAGCTTGTCGCTACTGGGCTTCGCGGTCGGCAGCCCACGTTCCCGCGGACTTTCCGAACACGCCGCATGTGAACAACGCGCCATTCGACCTGAGCGATGCCCCGCCCACGTACGTGACCACCAGGTCGAACGTCATCTTTACCTGAACCGTCTCGCAGTCGAGATGACAGTCGACGCTGGCAGAGAACGCCGCCCCCGGGATCCCGCCCCCGGCGGCGGCCTGCATGAGTTGCGACTTCCCGTTGACGAGGATGTCGTTGACAATCCAGTCCTCCGGGTTGGCGATGATGATGCGGTCCGGAAGGTACGGGCACGCCTGGGGCTTCGCGCTGATCTTCTGCGGCTTGTCCGGCTCCTCGACGAACGCGGACATCGACATCTGGAAGCGCGGCGCATCGGACTGAGTCTCGTGTGGGTATTGCATCCCTGCACTCTACGCATCGACGACCCACGTCGTCCACTGGTTTCCGCGAGCCTCGATGTAGAGGCCCAGCGAGAACAGGCTAGCCCACAGTCACCCTTGCTGGTCGCGCACGCGCTTCGCGTGGGCCATGTCGTCGTCGGACTCTGACCCGCCGACGTTCGCCACGAGGTCGCTCAGATCCTCGTCGTACAGCGCGTCATCGGGCAACTGCTCGCCGATCGGCATCGTCGCCACCTTGAGCGGGCTTGCCAGTGGCTTGGCCGCGCCGACGATCGGTTGGTCGAGCCGCACGTGCACCGGCTGCTTGCTGACCGTCTTGTCGCGCGGAACCGGCCCTGTGCGCGGCGCTGGCTGCTTGACCGTGCGATCCCTGTAGGCCGCGCGCCCGGCATTGCGGGCCTGTGCGACCGGCCGGGCCGCCGCGAGGGCGCGCGCTCGGGCGGCGGCGAGTTCTGGGTCGAGCGGCCGGCACTGCACGCGGTCGCCAGCCTGAACAGAGGCGGGGACGGCCACCACCTGGTCATTCACCAGGAGCTCGCCGCCCATTGGCACCTTCACCACCACGCCGTTCGCTGGCGCCACGATCGGGTCGTAGCCCTCGATGCTGAACACCGTCTTGACCCCCGACCCGCCGGGGTCGCCGGAGAACGCATCCGCAAGCGCTGCGGTGTCGATCCCGGTGTCCGGTCGCGGCACGCTCATCGGCTCGAGGCGCGCGGTGCGGCTCTGCTTGGACGCAACCACCCTCTCTTTGAGCCGGATGGCGTCGTCGTAGGAGAGATCCTCGCCCCACACCTTCATGGGTTCGCCTTCGACGAAGCGATCCCGGACGCGATACGGAACGGTCTGGTCCAGCGGCTGCTTGGGCTTGGGCATGGCGCGGATGATACCTCACCCGGTGCAGCGGCCGGAACGCAGATTTGCCACACGTGTCGTGGTGCTGGGCGGCAGGTCGTCGATCTCGTTCGACGCCCACGCGTGCAGGTCCCTGCGTCGACTCTCCACAAGTTCCTTCTCAGCCGACGACAGCCGCGTGCACTCGAGCGCGTCCGGCCACGAGTACACGCCCGTCCCGTAGAACCGGTGGAACGTCACGACGAGCATCTGCCCGGCCACCGTCCGCTGCCTCGACGAGTGCCGGGCGGTGACCACCGGCGCCGCAAGCGCTGACAGGTCGAGTTCGACGCTCATCACGAGGTCACGCGTGATCGTCCACTCCCTCGAGCACTCACGCACCGTTTTGATGAAAGCGTGCAGGTTCGCGATCGCGTCTGGATAGCGCATGGAACGGAGCGTACACATTCACCGCCCTGTGCACCATACGACGCTATCGTGGAGTCTCCGGCAATCATCCGCCGGGCAGGAACTGCGCAAGTTGATGCCAATGTCCAGCGATGGGAAATCGCTGGCTACTGTCTGGGCAACAGCGCGGTCCAGTGATTGTCATCAAGGACCGCCGTGCTTGGCGGAAGTTCCGGTAGCTTCCCAGACATCCAGTCGTCAATCATCGCCTTCAACTCCGCCACCTTCACGAAGTCCGCAGGCGACGTGTTTTCGAACCGGGAATCGAGAAAGACATGCGCATTAACACCTTCGTCGCCGATGCCGTCGGAGGTGAACCACAAACTCATCACCTTTCCGTCCGACACCAGATAATCACGGCGGGCAGAGTTGACCATGGCTCTGTATTCGGCATGCGAGGCTTGGAGTTGCTTCAAGGTCGGCATGCGCCTATATACCCTCACCTTGTTCGTCCAGCGACGAAAAACCGCTGGCTACTACGACGTGATGTCGGCGCCGCGGCGAAAAATCGCCTTCCACACCGCCGCCGACAGCGGGATGGCCAGCGTCGCGGCGATCTGGAGCCACTTCTGCATCTCGGCCATCTGCAGGGTCTTCACGCCAGCCTGCAGGTTGAGCAGAACTTCCGCCTGCCACGCGGCGGTCGGATCGGTGACCGTTGGCGTGGAGAGCGTTGTCGGATCCGACGGTGCGTCACCGAGCGATCCGAGCGACTGGACCTGCGGCAACTTGCGCCGCGGCGGCATGCTCGAGACGCCACTCATGGCACGGTACCAAGCCGGCGGACCGCCGGAGAGCGCTCGTTGTGGTCGTCGAAAGTAAGACATCCGATTCTCCTCGTCCCGGCTCTGGACGGTGGTCCCGGCTCGCCGGATCGTCCCGGCTCGCATACCGCCGGGCTAGTTTTGAAACACTCCGAGATTGCCGCTCTGGCCGACCGCGTCGTCCATTGCGAGATCGGACACGTCCGCCTGTACGCCCGGAGGCTGCTGAGGCTTCGAGTAGAGCCCCGGGTCGTACTCGTCGTTGTACGTGTACTCGTTGGGATCCTCGTCCACGGCCCGCAGGCCGAGTTTCGAGAGTTGCGTCGCCGCGAGCTCGCCAGCCGTCTGCGGCGGCGCCGTGATCTCCTCGGGGACTGCGTCGAGCATCCACCCAATGCGGGGGATGTAGAGTTGCACGATCGATTGGATCGCCGCGATCGCGGATCCGACCACGATCGGCGTGTGCCAGCGCTCCAGCCACCGCCACCGGTGCGCCAGGAACCACGCGCTCAGAAACGCACCCGCCGACACCAGCGCACCGGCGTGCTTGCCCCAGGACGGCCTGCGCGCTCCCAACTGCTGGGCGGCGAGCCGCGTCGCGAAGCGCGTCACGGCGAAGCTCGCGAAGCCCGGCCCGATGAACTCCACCAGGTCCGTCATCATCGGCGGGTTGCGCTTCGGCGCGCCGCTACTTGGGTTCCTTCGGTACCGCCGGTGACGGAGTCGCGCCATGGGCGTAGGGTACCCAGAATGTCGGTCGCTCCGCAAGCTCATAGGCTGTGCGGACTAGGTCGCCAGGTTAGGGCTTGGCGCTGCCCTCGACTATGCCGAGCGTCCGCATGCTGTTCGGGTGAAGCCCATCGAACCAGCACTTCGGGCACAGGTACCACGGGATGCCGTCCGGACCGGGCGCCATCTCGAGCATGACGCCGTTCGACGCGTGTGGTCCCTGTTCGCAGTGGTCGCATGTTGGGGTGATGGTCAGCGGGGTGTCTGCCATCCCCCACTGATAGACCACGGGTGTGACGCTAAGTGACCGAGGAGATCTGCATCAGTATCTCCGAAGCCTTGCATGACGGGCAGACGCCAGACACGGTTCCACATCCGAGATAGTTGATCATGTGAGCGAACTCGATCAGTAGCTTGTTCTGGGCCTCGAGTTTCTTGAGCCTCGCAGTAAGGGCCGCAAGTGTTTCTTGATGGTCGGATGGGCGCGCCATAGGTCATCATCCCCTAGTGTTGCGGGTAGGTCACGTTCGTCACCCGGGCGTCCCAGCACGCCCGGCAGTCGCCGCACCTGTTATCTCGGGTCTCTACCGCGCGGCACTCGATCGATCCCTTACCTTCCACGAGCCGGAACTTACTCGAGCTCTCCGGCACGCTCGAGACGGCCGAGGTCGGAAACCCTGCGAGTCCGTCCGGCAGCACGGGTTCGGCGTCGACCATCATCGCTGACAGCCGGATGACGAGATTGACCGGCACCGTGCCAGTGGCAAGAAACTGCTGCACGAACGAAATCTCCCGAGTCGGCAGCCAGTGCTTGACGTCCGGCGTGCGCTCGCAGACTGCGGCGATGTTCTCGAGGTGCCACACGCCCTGGAGGTCGCCGGAGTCGTGCCATCGAAAGTAGTTGTTCGGCGGCGAGCACTTCAACGTAATCATCGTGACCATGGCGTCCACCCATCTGGGATGGCGCAGTCCGTTCCAGCGGCGCTGATGCCCCTGTAGGAGCGGTTTCCAGGACCGGTACCAATCGGTCATCGCGTAGCACGACCGACACACCGACCCTGGGATCTGGCGAAGCTTGCTGCCCGTGATGCACTTCTGAGCGCTGATGCCGTAGGAGTAGCCCGGCATCTTGCTGGGATGGCCGAGGCGCCCCGCGATCGCCTCGGCCTCCTTGAGCGTCATCACGATGGGCAGTCGCTTCATAGCTTGACCGCGCTCAAGATCTCCTGCGCCTCAGCGAGCGCACGATCACGGCCAACGTGGTCGTCGCCGTAGCGCTCGGTCAGCTTGACCTTGAGCTCGACCAGTAGGTCAGCGAGGATGCATGCTACGGCAGTGCACCCCTCGCTGTGAGGGAACGTGCGGTAGCAGTTACGGCAGCGGTTCCTGTCATTTGACGGCTCCCACGGACCCCCGGGAGCCCCGCAGACCTTGCAACTGTGACCGTGGGCGCGGAGCGCCTTGATCTGATCATCGATTTGCATACATCTCCTGGTACTTGACGACAAGCGATGCGAGCCACTCGCGCATCTTCTGCTGGTCCCAGTGCTTGAACGGCCCGTGAAAGTTGTCGCGCTGGCGATGATGATGCTGGCACATCGGAACGCACGTGTCGTCAGCGGCCTTGCGGCCGGTCGGTCGACGACCCACGTGATCAGCTTCAATCCTGCCACTGCATGGCGCCGCAAACTCACCGGCGGCGCACGGCTGACTACGTATCCAGGCCATGTAGTCGAGGTCCCGCGGACGCGTAGCGTACGCCGACTTCTTGCGTGGCCGCAGCCATGCCTTCCGTCGGAGCGTGCTCGTACGCTTGAGCGGGGTACGTTTCATTCGTCGTAGTCCGGGTACATCGGAGGCAAGACGTTCTCCCCGAACTCGGCGATCCGCGTCCTGTCATCGACGTGATCACGCCGCGGCTTCTGCGGCTGGTACTTCGGCGGCAACGCAAACCCCTCGGGTTCCCACTCGTCGTGAGCGAGGACCCACTCCAGGCGCGCGTCGATAAGTTTCTGCTTCCCTCGCGGCGACAGCCCGGCCATGCATGGGCCGCCGACCTTCATGTCCGGGAAGAAATTCTCCTCGAGTTCCTCCCAGAGTTGCCCGTAGACCCAGCCGTTGCACCCGAAGTGATTGCGAATGTCCATGCACGGCAGGCAGGTGCGGAACGTGTCCCAGCGATCATCCCACAGCCCGCGGACCACTTCGTGTAGCGCCTTCCGCGGGATCTCCTCGCGACACTCGCAGCACCGGTGGGGCTTCCTGGCCGCACGGAATATCCGGTCGTGCACCTTCGCGGTGCCGCCCTCATCTCCGCCGGACAGCGGACAACACATCGTCATCGCGGGAACTCTGCCCAGCGCTTGCCGTCGACCACGGGCAGGCTCTCGAGCAGGCCGTCGCGGTATGCCTGCTTGACGAACAGCGGGACCTTGGCCTTGACGCACTGGTCACGGATCCGCGTGATCCAGGAGTCATCGCAGGGGCGCCGTCCCGGGCCGCTCTCGCAGCCGACGATGACCCAGTCGACCGCTGGCATCTTGCGCTCCACGCCCAAGGTCGTCAGGCACTGGTCGCGCGCTTCACCGGGCAGGTACGCCCAGATGTCGAGATCGCCGAGCAGCGGCTCGCAGGACAGGAACCGCACCGCGGCCTCCGACACCAGGAGTTCAGCGATGCGCTCGTCGGCGGCGGCCTGGTTCTCGACGCTCACGCCCTCCCAGACGTTATGGAGCGGCCAAGTCACGCCCGCATGCTTCCATGACAGCGCCTTCATCCTGTCCTTCGACTCGACATTGAGATGGTCAAGCGCAGCCACCCTGCACGTCACAGCCTCCCCGCCAGAACGACACCCAGACGTCTCCCTGCGTAGCCACTCCTGGAACGCGTTGCGGCGTGCCGCCCGCTTCGTGAGCACCTGATACGTGATGTGTGGAGACACCGCCATCACGCCGTACACGGCAGCGATTTGCTCGAAGGTGAACCCCTCGTAGTAGAGGTCCGACATCGAGTTGACGAACACCCGCTTCGGCTTCACCCAGTGAAGCGGCCTGGCGAGCATCTCGTTATCGAAGATGCTCTCGCCGTTCCATATCGGCCGGCGGTTCTTCGCGAGCGTCACGAGACCGTTGTACGGCAGTCCAGGGCTACTGAACCGGTTCGCGACGCGCATCGCGTAGCAGTTCGCGCAGCCCGGCGAACAGACCTTGCACCCGCGCGTCGGGTTCCAGGTCTCGTCCGTCCACTCGATGTCACTTTTTGACATTGGTCCTCTTGGCGCTGAACGTCGGATCGAATTCCGTGTAGATCACGTACTCAAACAGCGCAACCTCGACGTCGTCGTCGCCGACTGCGGCGACATTCATATTGTACGAGGTCAGCGAGGCATCAGGGCCATCGTCGTAATACTTGACCTCAGCATACGTCTCAGCGTAGCGCGCAGCAGTTGACTCCAACCAGTGTTGGTAGGCATCTCCGGTTGTGTCGAGCGGGGCGGGGTACGCGAACATCTCGTCGTACACGACGGCCTCATCGCGCGTGTTCTCGTCCGGCGCCCATACGAACCACCTCACGGCTCGGACCCCGCCAGCCACGGGCGCTCTCGCGTCGCCCAGATCGCCACCAACTCGATCAGGTATGCTTCTGCCTTCATGCGGTCGCCGGCCGCGAGGCAGAGTGCACACAGCAACGATTTGACCTTGTCCTCGGTCGCAGGCGTGTATACGGCGACGGCGTTGCCGTCCGGTCCAACCCAGAGTCTGGTCATGATTGCCCCCATGCCGCCCAGCGGGTGAGCGGTTTGAAGATGCGCTCGAATTTGGCCACGCGGCCACGCGGCCCGAAGTACGTCAGCGCCGGCTCGAACCGGCACGTCATCCGGCGCTGCCCAGCCACGGGCGCGTCGGGGTCCAGAAACGGGATGCGCTTGAGCGCCAGGATCCGCGGGTTCCGCGTGGGGCACTTGCACATGTCCTCCCACCACACCGTGCTCGTGGACATCATGGACAGGCGGACCCCCTCCACGATGTTGCCACTGGCAAGCTCGGCCAACATCTTGTAGGTCCACGGGTACGCCTGGCTATACGGGTCGTTCTGGTACCATGTGCGGTCGACCGGCTTGGCGAGT